TAAATATATATACTGTATATATTATATATAAGGAAGCGACACGGAAAAGCCGCAGGCCTGGGGAAAAGAAAAAGCCCACGACCAGAAAAAGAAGCGCCGTGTTTCAGCACGGCTTGAAATCTTTTCCGATCATGGGCTATATACTCTATATATCCATATCTAGGCTACATATAAATACTATATATAGTAGCTTAACTACATAATACAACAATATGAGGTATAAATCAAGTTAAATATTTTTAAAAGTGCAAGTTGCACAAATTAAAAATTTACGGCTGAATGTCTGAAAATGGGCAAAGAAAAAGTGAAGCTTTGTGGCTCCACTTTTTGATTAGTGTAACATTTCAAAAATTAAATGATCAATTCGTTCCTCCATCTGCTCCCACGTGCAAACCTCGTTTGGAACCGGACCTAAATGAAAAATTGTATAGTCGTTAATTTGCTTTAACTCTTTGTTTACAGTGCCCCCAGATCCTGGAAATAGATCACCATTTTCACCAATCAGCAGATTATCAAGCTGCATTTGAGAAATAACAAGCTTTCTGATATATTTTGACAACTTATCACCGCTTGGCAGCTTATAATCTCCTTTGCGCTTATCTATCTTCCAAAAGCTGCGCAACTTAATAATTTTTTTAAAGTCTTCGCGCTTCATATCTTTCCTTCTCCCGGCTCTAACCTTGCCGGGCAGGTGCGAATTACTGCTCAAAAGTGGCAAGTGCTGCACAGATGCCGGCGGCTTCTTCTTTGTCACATCTACGCTCAAACATCAGCTGGTAATAGTCATTGCTTCGCCATCCCCCATCAAAAAGGCTGACAGCCTCATCCGTTGCCAGTGCGTCAGATTTTACTTGCTGCGCTCTCGCTGTGAACTCATCATACGGCTTTTCATGGCTTGAATCAGAAATTATATCAACATCAACGCGGCGGTTGTTGTCTGGGTCTTCATCATCGACAAAATCACCTGTGCAATTTTGCCAGTCAAAAGCATAATCAATGACGTCATCGACGCTATCCACCTTATAAGCCTCTTGACCATACTTAAAAGAGCCATCAACTAAAAGGCCAACGCTGAGGTCTTGGTTATACTGGCCATTGCTCCATACTCTCATAGTAATTTCTATGAGTCTTTTTTCCGTCTGTCATCTTCATATCTTTTTACCTTTGCCCCTATGGGGCTTCCTTTCTCTCTTTGTGCCTTTAGTATAACTTAAAAAAGTTACTATGTCAAGACTTTTTTTGAAAGTTTTTTAAAATTTTTTCTTCTTCGGCTTGGTCTGGTGCATAGTATATAAGATGTTCCGGCTGCATGTGCAAAATGCAGCATATACGGTTAATAGCCTCAAGGCTTATATGTGTATCTCCTGCCTTAATCTTTCGCCATGTATCCTGTGATAAAATACCGCTTTTCTGCGCTGTGTAGGCTGTAACGCCTGCGGTAGCCAGTGCGCCGGCTACATCAAATTTAAACTTTATCATGCTTGTAGTACTCTCCTTTCGCGTTTGGTGTATCACTACATATATATAGTAGCTTTTCCGTGGCAAAAAGTCAAGAAAAAATATAACGAAAAAAAGTTATAAAAAGTCTTGACATAACTTTTAAAAGTGATATAATAAGGGTGTAAACAAAAAAAGCCGGTTGCACTACCTACCAAGCAAACGCAACCGGCACCAATCAAAAAAAGAAAGGTAGCTTGATTATACATCAAGCAAAGGGAAAAAACAATGTTATATTCAGAGTTAGCAAAAACTTATAGAAAGCTTTTCAAGAAGTATCCTAATATTTCTAGTCTTCAGGACTTCAGCGGCAAGATTTTAGAAGAAAAAACAACTTACATCAAACGTGGGACACGTTGGATTGAGGTAAGGAAGGAAGAAAAAGAAGTACCGGCAACTTATGTTTTTAATGTATTTGATGCAGTACAATTTTTTAAAGACTTAGGCGGATACGAAAAAGTAAGTTGCGGCTATACAAAGGCCGGATATCTTCCAGACGAGTTACTAAGCATCAGCCCTAATAGGGCGGAAAAAACAGTAAGAAAATATTATTTCATTTAAAAAAATAAGGTGGGCGAAAATGCCCACCTTTTTATTTGCTTCGTGCCTGATCAAGTAAGCGCTGCGTCTGCTCCTGACCGTATATATCCATGATATCAAGCTGATACCGCGCATCAGTCAGGAGCCTTTGCAGGTCTACCGCTTCCAGGTCTGGCGTATAGTTCTTAGTCTTCTGGCTAGACGGCTCCGGCTCTGCCGCAGGTGCTGCAGGTCCTTCTGCATCTGGTGCCGCTGATCGGATGCTATCGCGGCTGATTTTTTCAGCTATCGCGGCTTTTATATAGCCGTTGACTGATAGGCTTGTAGCCGCTGCCGCCTCTTGTAGTCTGGTGTAATCTTCGCGCCGCAAATCGAGCGGCACGCGCTTATAAGTCTTACTTGCGTATCTTATAGTAGCTTGCTTGTGTGCGTCTGATGTTGCCATGTGTTTTTCTTTCCTTTCTTATATTATAAAGGCTCTTTTCCACCTCTAGCATAATTATACACTATAAAGATAAAAATATACACGTACATAATGCACAAAAATATACACGTACATTTATACAGAATTACTATTGAATGTACACGTACGTTGTTATATAATACAGTCAGAAACAAGGAAAACAACAAACGCAGAAAGGAAGTAAAAAAATATGAAGAGAACAAAAATATGATTTATAAGGCATCCGATGAAGCAAGAGAGCTGTTTTTATATGCTACTAACTCAGGCGTTTTGTATGATCGCCAGATTAAGCCGAGTATCGAAAACCTCAGAAAAAAAACAAGAAAGGGGACCTTTGATAAAGACAAGGCGGCAGACCTCTTTTATTATGTAGCTACAAGCGCTTCGGCCATGTATGATAAAGATTTTGGATTTAGCTTTTCTGTCCAGCAGCGCTTTACAGCCGCGGTTGATATGGTTGATTTTTACATTGATGAAATAGAAGAGATTTAAGCCGAAACGCCCAAGGCTGGGCGTCCGTTGGGGATTGCCTCCCAGCGCTGATGATGGCAGGCAAGAAAGGGAAAAGTTATGACAACATTACACATTATTAAGTTAAGTGAGAACGCCCCAGCTATGGCGCACGGTTTCCGCTATAACGTCCAGATCTGGACGAAGGACAGCGGCCGCGGCTGGTGCTATGCCGGAAACGGCAAGTTTTTAAAGACTGCAGGCGAGGTTCTGAGCTATGGCAAGGAACACGCTGATTTTTACAGTGCTGACATGTACAAGGATTTTTACGCCTGTATGAGTGAGGAAGACGTTGTATATTTTGTAGGGGTTTACAAGTGGCACGCCTTCCGCGTATATCCAGATGGAAAAATTACAAAGGCAACTGAGCAAGAAGGCGAATTGGCCGGAAAATGGCTTGAAAGAGAGAAAGGAAAGCGATGATCACAACAAAAATTGTCTTGCTGGGCGACACTCACCCGGCAAGACTTCGCGGTTATGGTTACAGTGTGCAGATTTTTGTAGATGGTGAATACAGTAATATTTGCAAGTTGTGCCGGACTCTGGCAGATGCTGAAAGCTACGCTAAGGAATTTTAAGTTTTGCGTTTCTCCGCTTTAGGCGGCGAGGTTCACGACCTGGGGACGCTATTTGGGCGGTGTGACCGCCTCCGGTGAGGGCTACCCATGCGGTTATAAGTGATCTATACCCGGCGCAGGTGCTGCGATAAACCCCGGCGAGGTTGACAAGAGGTTGAGACAAGAGCGACGCCGTCAAAATACAAGGGAAAAAACATCAACCGCAAATGCGGAGGCGCTAACGTCCGCAAACGGCACGAGATCCAGAAAGCTGTATAATCGTCTGGACATCTAGCAGCTTATGCATCTGCTAACACAACCGATTGCATACGAGATGGAAACCAGCGAAAAAGGTTAAAGGCTGTAAAGGTCAGGCGGTGCGGAAAGCTGCGGCAAGTACGGTAAAAACTGACAGGATAAAGGAAAGACCGTCTGGGGGTCCGTTACCCCTGTAGTGCCGGGGTGATCCGGTAAAAGATTTGAGAGCTACACGAAACGGCGTCATGCACTACTTGCCACATTTGGCAAGCATCACGGAGATAATAAAAAATGGCTATATGACAATAACAATATCTACAAAATAATATAGATACTGTACAAAAGGAAGGAAGGTAAAACATGAATACATACGAAGAACATATGCAGAACTTTTTGAAGGTGCGTGAATTTTTGCGTGCATCTGGTGAGATTTCCGCGCTTGCAGTGGCATTTCATAAGCCGGTTAAGTGGTATGGCGAACACTCACAGATGGAGGCTGTGAAACTGTTGAGAGAAGAAAGCGAGGGCGAACGATGATTTTACAGACGGTATCTATCAGCGCCGCGCCGCGAGAGCTGCATCTGCAGCTTTTCAAGGCTCACGGTGATGAGCTGGAGAAGCTTGAGAAAGAGATTGCAAGCCTTGACGCTGTGGCCCTTGTGTCATGGGCACGAGTATTCGAGGCGGTAAAGACTCCAGGTGTGGTGGCACACTGGGAAGTGCAGCACGAAATTGACGGCAAGGCATACACAGAGCAACGCATATTGCACGCATCCGTAAAAAATCCAGGCTGCATTCAGTTTTCTACAGCTCACATCTACCCAGACGAATATATCCCGGTGATGGATTCACAGTTTAAAAATGCAGCCGATTTTTTCAGATATGAAGCGCCACTGTCGGCGGTTGTTATTATTGAAAAGGTTGCGTGACACGGAAAGAGGTGATAAAATGAAGGTAATCTGGGAACCAAACCTGCAGATTGAGAAGATGCGCAGCAGTGCAGAGCGTGCTATTCTCTGCCAAAAGTCAAGAGGATTCAAGACAACGATTGAAAAAACATGAAAAAATGTTTGATGCAGTGGCAATGGGCATTAGTGACTTGTTACTCGGCGTGCTGATTTTTGGCAATATGGCAGTTGCACTGTATTTTGGGAGTGTTCGATAAGAAAATATAAAACATTTTGTACAATGTTTACAATATACAAGCAGTACTGCTATCTTATAATAGTGCATATTGACAAAGAAAGGAAGGGTAAATATGAACGAAGTAAGCGAAGAAGTAACTAAACTGGTAAGTGAATGGGAAAGTGAAGTTCTATTATCGGGTAGTCCTAAACAGATAGCCTGGGCGAACAATCTAAGAAGAAAAGCATTGAAACAATTGGCTGAGGATTCGTTACAACCACTAAGGTTTCGGCTTAGTTGGATGGCTATGAAGTATTCTGTAGTAACTTTAGCAAAGAAGGTCGAACAAGGAGGATTCAACAAGTTCCTCCTTGACAACTTTAAGGAGATGTATCCTGCATTCGCTACTCACGATCCGGATAACGCTCCGAGTAAAAAGGAAATACTAGCGGAGAAAAAGCAACTTTTTGATACAATATCGAAAAAGATCCGGGGATTCAAATCGGCTTCTACTTGGATCGACGCCGATAGAAGAACTTACGGATTGCCAATTGATCTGGCCATTTTAAGCGTTCTTTCCAGAGGTACAAAAATTCCAAAAGAAGTCCTGAGGGAATGGGAATTGGACATATTTAGCGAGCAATAAGAAAATGGTATAAAATAATATAAAACGGGCACCGGGCAAGCTACACAACCCGGTGCATACCACGAATTAAAAAGAGAAAAATAAGAAATAGAAATTGCGGAGAAACGCAACGACGCAGAAAGGAAAATAGAATGCCAAAAAAGCAAGCGGAGAGGGGGAGAGCATAAATGAGTATATAAATGGACTGATCAACGCGGACCTAGAAAAGAAAAGTGGAATAGCATAACAAATAAATTAGGCATTGGGTTAGCAACCTGGTGCATTTTCTAAAAAAATAAAGATTATGCGCATAATGTGATATGATAGAATTATCAAAAGGAAAGGAACTACCGAAGAGGTAGGAAGGCAAAGAAAAATGAACGAAGAAAAAATGAAACAAGTATTAGAAGCGGTAGTACAGCAAAAGCCACTTGCTGAGGAAGATTGGCCGAAAGAGCGTAAGGAGTGGGGCTGGTTGTTGGATAACACATGTAATGTATACCAAGGCTTTGGATTTCAGAACAAAACATTAACAAAATCAGTTCAAGCTGTAGCCGAAGATTTTTGGAAATTTGTCGACAGAGTGTATCCGGAACATGAGGAATCATGGCCGGACTGGGTAAAGGATCTTGCTGCTGAGTTTGCTTCCGGCGATGAAGATGATGAAGACGAGGAAGAGAAAGAGCCAACAGAGGAAGAGATACGAAATAAGAATATAGAACGAACCCAAAAGTTAAGGGCTACAATTGAAGAATTTCAGAAAAATTGCGCAGAAGAGTATTTAATGCAAATGCCAGCGGAAGAATTAGAAGCGTGGAAAACATTAGCGAAAATCGACTGCCATTATAAAATCCAAGTGTGGTGCGGATATAGAAGAGAAACTACAATCACAAGCGATTTCGTAATCGACGATACGGCAGTAAATTTAATACGAGAACGCGAATGGGTAGAAGAAACACGAAAACATAGAGTTGCGCATTATTTCCATTGCTATAAAAGAATATAAAAAGATGCTGCCATACCGGTTGCGAGGAGAAAGAAGGGAAAATATGAATTGGGAAAATTTGCTAAAAGTGTATGAAGATATGGGTGTTGAGGATATTATCCCAATAGCCCATACAAGAATTTTACCACATATAAAGGTATTGCTTGATGAAAATGGAAATTACATAGGGGCAATGTTAAATGGTAAAGACCGTTTTACTATTCCATGCACCATTGAATCTGAATCAAGGACAAGTGGAAACAATCCACATCCAATTCATGACAATATGCAATATTTGTCAGCAGACTATAACAAAGAAAAACACGATAAATATATGGAACAATTAGAAGCCTACATTTCTGAAGTAGATGACAAATTGGCAAAATCAGTATACAGATTTGTTCAAAAAGGATTGATGAGGGATGTTTTGCAAGGATTTCTAAAAAAGATTCCTTATCCAGAAGAAAAAACTGTTGTTTGTTTTGTGATGGCTCCACAGGAAGAATTGATAAGAGCAAGTTTTAGTGGAGAATATGAAAAATATTGCCTGAATCTTCTTCGATCAGGAGACGGGCAAAACAAGCAATGGAAAGACTATTATCTTCATAGTTTGGAACCAAACGGAATGTGTAGCATTACAGGAAATAACGATTTTATTCCTGCAACTTATCCGAAGGGCATTAGATTTGCGGGTGATGGGGCAAAACTTTTTATTGCGTCATCTCGTAATATTATGTTGAAAGGAATGCCGGCTCTTGCACCTGGTTACATAGCGTCACAAAAAATACTGCATACGCTTCAATGTCTGTGCTTTGAGGGACCACAATGGGCAAATCAGGTAATGCGCGACAATTTAAAATCTTTTAAAGAAATTGATTTAACAGCGGATGAAGAGAAAATAGTGAAAAGGTATATAAAAAGCACACTTAAAGAAGGTAAGGCGAGTCAAATAACTTCTGACTGTAAATAAAGGTTGGAGAATGTAAGAATTACTAATTGAAAAGACCGAAAAGGATGTGAAAATGGCACTGGAAGTGATTCGAAAGCAGAAAATTGAGAGAGGGGGTGAAGATGAATGATTGGTAAATATAATATAAAGTAGGGATAGAATCAAATCTATCCCTATTATTTTACAGTTCTTGACAGTATCTTACATTACTTTACATTATTATACATTATTTTACTGTAAAATAATGTTAAAATCTATCGGCTTTTCTTACGGCGCTTCTTCTGCTTCTGCTGTTTGTATTCGGTTCTTATGACTGTGATATTTCCAACAGTTTCCTCTGTTCTGATGCGCTTCAAACTGCCGACATAGGTTGTTATGCTGATTTCGTGCTTCTTTCCACTTCTACTGCCCATGTCATCCCCTCAACTTTCTTGTAAGCTGTTGTCCGAATGATTCTCGATACGTGATTTTTACGTCTGTGTCCACATCAATGGGGCGGCCAACGACTAAAATTTCTGCAGGATGGAGCCGGGAACACATTTCCTTGAAGCCCTGTCGATAACACTCCTTGCCTTGATCGGTAAAGCAGCCGTTTGTACTGATTGCCAGCGTACTCTCTTCTGGCAACCCTTCAAAGCAAAAATCAAACGTCTCTGTGCTTCCCCAACCTACAGTTGGGATGACGTTACAACCGTTCATAAATAGCCACCATGCCAGGGCGCGGCTTCTGTACACTTGATGTAGCTGCATGACCTTTGGCATAGAGTCATAAAATGAGAAGTCAGGAGCGCAGATGTATTTAAAATTTTCAAGTGTTGGAAGATACTTTTGCGGCTGATTCCACAATGGCTCGAACCGTGCATCATCAATAAAAAAGTGGCAAAGCGCCTTCTTCGGATTTTTTTCTTTCATCGCCTCACAAAATGATACTGCATTAAGCCCACTCAGAGCAGCATGTACTGGAAGCAGTTTTGGAAATCCCAGTGGAGTAAGTTCGGATTGATAAAGATATCGCTCACGGAGAACGTCTTTTTGCGTGTGAATCTTTGTGTACATCTGCCTTCCTTTCTGGCACATTGCCTAAAGTCGTGCGTGTACTGTGATCTTTATTTTATGCACAGTACCTAATTGTATTGTTTCCTAAAAGCTGATATATAAGTTCATCTGCAACAGTTACTATACTCCTGCCAAAAAGGCTTATAAAGTCTGCGACAATTTCCTCTGTTTCAATTGGGATAGAGTATCCATATTCCATTGCGTGAACATGTGTTAATTCGTGGCACAGCACTTTATCAATCATCTGGCTTGACAGATCATTACACATAAAGACAGTCTTTAAATTGTTGTCGGTTACACCGAGAGTATATGTTCCGTCACTGCGCTGCAACTGCGGATCGCCAGGATTGACAAAGCAAACTTGCCAAGTGTTGTTATTTACTGTAAAAAACATTTGATACCCCCATTATAGCACATTTATATCAAGTGCGCAATTGAAATAAAACCGGGAGCATCTGCCCCCGGCTGTACCATTGATTATATACGCTGTACCCAGTTTGTCATCTTAGTTTTCATCATCGTTTTTTCGGAAGCTGAAAGCCCTGGCATGATCTCTTTAAGATCTTCGTCGATAACGGCTAGCAAGGACTCAAGCCCTCGCATGTTTGCGTCATTGTCTTCTTTAGTGTTGGCTTTGTGCATGTCTTTAGTCTCACTGTATGACCTTCTAGCACGGTCATATCGGCTTTCTGACTTCATTCCCATATCTTCTACGCTTCTACCATCTGACGGCATTTGGGAGCCTCTACGTGGGTCAGAGTAGTACATGCGCCCAAAGCGGAGTCTATCAAGATCACGCATACGCTCTTCTTCTGGCATATCAGCCCATTCATAATACATTTCTGGTGTCATGTGCCAATAAGGTGGTTCGTCATAACCGCGTCTGCCTGTGGTTCTTGTCCCTCTACCCTTTGGGGCAAATCTGCCGTTAGCGTATCTGTAGCGGTCGTAATAGCGGCGTGACGGGTAATCACCGTATTGCTCAACCATTTCCATGATTTCATCATCGTTTTGCAGCTTATCCATTGCCTCAACGATGCGATAATCTTTATCAAAGCAAGCAATGTTCTTAACGATTTCGGTCCAATCTTTTAAATCATCGAGATTCTGACCTTCAAAATTATCAATTCCGATAGCTTTGGCTTTTTCTTTGACACATTCTAAGATCTCTTTAGCCCATTTATGCATAGTCTACCTCCAATCAAGCAACTCTATTCACTATAAGGTTTGCGTTAGCAACTTCAATAGCAACGCCACTTGTATTCTCAACTGCAATATTTACACAGCAGCCACGTGGAACACTGATAAAAATGCCTGAGGACACATTACTGAATTGAGATACTGCAGCTGGTGTTGAAATCATTTTGGAAGCAAGCACTGGCTCACCACTGATAGCAATTGCTAATGATATAGGAGCCACAGTTCCCCCGGCTGGAAGAGCTATATTTGCAGAGAAGCCTACAAAAAAACGTGCCTGGCACTGATTCGTAAGACCTCTAAGAGTAATGATTCCACTGCCTTCACGGTGCTGTATGCAGTTTGAACCCTTAACAGATGTGTTTGTAAAAGTTACATTTTCATTTGCCGCAACTTCCTGTGTTGCGACTGCAACATATTCTGCCATTTTGATACCTCCTTAAAATAAGGGACAGGCTCTATTTTGAGTCTGCCCCTTTGCTGATAGTAATACTGCGCTAGTTAGCAGACATAACCACTTTGGTTAAGATACCGATATTTAATTTTGTCAGCAGTTGCAACCACTATTGCATCCGCATCCGTAAGCATAGCCATAGAGATTAGATGCCGGGAAAGACGGTACTGGAGTAGGTCTTACAGCGTCAATAATCTGATTGGTCTGCGCAGCCATTGCTGTGGTGAGCAGTGCACTCTGGCGATCCTGTGAAGCAGCTCTGCGAAGATCATTGTTCTCAGCCTGCAAGGTAGCAATCTTGTCCTGGCAAAGGTAGTCAAGGATGCTTCTCACACCTGCATTCTGGTTGTCAATAATATCTCTGGTGTTGTTGTTCATAGTGTTCTGCAATGCGCAAGTGTTGGTTGCCATATTGTAATTTACACCCTGAATAGCTTCGCGTGTCTCGCAGCAGCAGTTAGCTAACTGTGCCTGCAGAGCATTTGTATTTTGCATATTAGCTACGGTATCAGCGTTGATAGCCTGCTGAATGCCATATCCAGTCTGCATGATGTTTGTGTTGATCCCATTGAATCCGGTTAACATGCTATTGTTGGCCGCGTAGAATCCGTCACAAAGACCATTGGTAATTCCGTCTAGTTTTCCGACAATTGCTTGATTATCAAAGCCGCGCTGAATTGCACTATCTGTGTAGGCTGCTGCGGTAGAACCCATTCCGCCACCGTTGTTGCCCCAGCCACCGAAGCCATTACCCCAGCCGAAAATGGCGAAGATCAAAACGATCCAAATAAGCCCCCAGCCGTCGTTGCCCCAGCCGCCGTTGTTATTGCCGTTACCATCAATGCTAGCCACTAATGGTACACTACAGTTTCCTGAGTTAAACATACTATTTACCTCCGTAATAATTTTTTATATACATAATCTTGCAAGAATTAGTATCATTTTTAATATTTTTGTGTTATAATATCTTTGTGCAGATAGGGAATCGCGACCCGAAAATCACAATGCCTAGTGACTTCTGCACGTTTATTGGTAGGCGATTAAAAACACGAAAGGCAAGGTGTTGTTTTTATGCTCAAGTATCACATTTCCGATTATAAAGGGAAAAAATATGGCCATCTTACTGTAATTTCACAATCAAAAAATTCAGATATCCCAAATGGGTTTGATTTCAAGTGTGATTGTGGAAGAATTATCTCCTTTGCTCCTGACAGAGTTATTAAGGGCCATCAGAAATCTTGTGGGTCCTGTTCTTACTCAAGGAAGCCTAAGATCAGCATAGATAATTATATAGGTCAAAGATCTAATATGCTTACAGCAATAGGTCTTTCAGAAAGAAGGCCATCTGATAAAAGGCAGTATATTGAGTGCTTATGTGATTGTGGAAATAAAGTTAGGGTATTGCCTTACCTGTTTAAAAATCACAAAGTGAAAAGTTGCGGTTGTTTGCTAAAAAATAGTCCGGCATATATTGATGGAAGAACTAAAAATCCACTATATGGGCTATGGAAAAACATGATCGGACGTTGTGAAAGCCCAAACCATCCAAAGTATTACCAATATGGCAAACGAGGAATAACCGTGTGCGAAGAATGGCATGACTTTTGGAAATTTGTAGAATGGTCCGAATCTATTGGTGGACGTCCTGAGAACTACACACTTGATCGAATTGACAATAATGGTAACTATGAGCCAAATAATTGTCGTTGGGCAACTTCTGGAGAACAAGCTATAAACAAATCAAATAATTTGAATATAGAGTATAACGGAGAAACCAAAACTCTAAAAGAATGGTCTGATTTGCTCGGAATAAGTTGGGATGTTCTTCATAATCGCCTTCGAAAAGGTTGGACTGTTGAAAGAGCTTTTACAGAAAAAGTGTATAAGTAGTTTTTCTAATGGGTGATAAAATTTCACCCATTATTTTATTCCCAATTGACTTTTTATCTGGCGAACAGCATCATCAACATTTATCCCTTTTTCTTTACAAAGGTTGCGTGCTAATTGTTCTACACCCTTTGTATCGCCTTTGTTTGCCATATCCATAGCATTTTTTAAAATAGGATTGCTCATGGCTTGGCTGTTTCCGGCCATTTGCTGCAAAAATTGTTGTGGATTCCTCATGGCTTGAAATAGCTGAAATGGATTATTCATTCTCATTTGCCTCCTTCTTTAAGCCTCCGGACCTTTTAGGCGCTATCTTAGGCATCAGTTCATCAAACTTCTTTTCAAGACTATCAAATCTTGCCATAAATGCCTCTGTAGCCTCGTCAGATAGCCCCATTTTCATTTTGGACATGTCGGCTGAACTATTCGCCACATCTGGCTGTGAAGCTGTGTACGGCTTATATACAATCGTTCTAATGGTTCCGTCTGCATTCCACGATTTTGCATAGATCTCTGACATGTCTTGCTTTGGGAATACGGCAACTGAGCCGTCCATAGGTACATCGTTCGCAGTAATTTGTTCGACAGCTTGCACGACCTTTCCGTTCAATCCAGCCTGCTGCTGTGGCTGAATGCTTTGCTGTTGATTAAAAAGCGGTTGGTTTTGCTGCAGATCATAACGCGGCTGCTGATATTGATACGGGTAATAACTATTATATTGGCCATACATTGTCTGTTGGTTGTACGGTTGATACATCTGATTTGGTATCGGCATCGTCGATTATCACTCCTTCCTCGTCAAGAACCTCTCCAATAGCCTGAATCATTGCTGATTGATACTGCATTGGAATCATACATACATCTGGTCTTTCAAATATTTTAGTTAAAAATGATTCAGGAAACATCATTCACACCTTCCTTCCTCTTATTCTGACTGTATTGTGCCATAAAAATAAGATGTAAAAACGACAGGGATACGACATGTTAACGACAAAAAGAGCTGCCAGATAAACTGACAACTCTTTTAAAGAATATTTTACTGTAAATAAATGTCAATTATTGTCAAATAAAGTTAAATAATGTAAAGAAATGTAAAATACACTATTACAACATCTGCAATTCCTCTCCTGTGTCCTTTGATGTGAGTTTGATAGAAACGTCATATCCTAATGCTTCAGATATCTGGCGTATATCACTTTCTCTAAAATTATTTAATCTAAGCTTTTTGGACACGTTAGATTGAGAACATCCTAACAGTTTTGCAAGCTGAACTCCGTCCATCTCTTTCTTAAACATTATTGTTTTTACAATGTTCGAAAATGTGTTTTTGCTTTCCATTTACTCACCTTCCTCCTTTGGTTTAAGATCTGCCTTGTAAGAGCTTAAATGTTCTTCTATAGTTTCAAGACTATTGGATTCCTCTGGAATCAATCGGTTGAGATAATATAAAAAAGAATTATAAGCCTTTGCTGCGCAATAATACTTTTCCTTGCCATTCACCGTAACTATTCGACCTCTAAATGATGTCGGGGATGCATTATCAATTAAAGATTTAGAAAAGTCCAGTGCAGACTGCTTGACCATTCTTAGAAAATATTCAAATGCGGTGGCGCTTGATGAAAGAAATCTGGACCAAATCAAATCTAGGTTACTAGAAAACTCATATTTTTTAAGTTCAGTCGGATTCTGCTTGCCACTAGCCATCTGAATGTTGTAGGATAATACACCAATTTCATTTGTGATATAACGGCACAGTTCAATGCCAACAGATATGTAATCTGCAAAGTTAGGATCAAGATTTGCTGTAAATCTTTTTGAACATTCATCAACAAACCTCATTAACTTGGAATCATACACCATTCCACAGGTCTGAAAGCCTGCATTGCCAATTCCAATTAAGCGCAACCATGTAGCAGTATCTTGATTGTTGCAAAGTATCTTGTCGAGTAGTTGCCACAATGGAACATCGTTAAATAAGCGAAGTGGTTTAGCGCTGTTACTATTTAAAATGTAAAGTGCCATGGTTTCAGCTGTAACACGTTCTTTATCAAAAAATTCCCCGCCCAATGCATTAAATCCGGTTATAACCCCATTTTCACGCTTGAGAAATATCCTGCGCGATTGGTGCGTGAATAATTCCGCTGGGTTAGAAGGTGGATCAATCTTTTTGCGCTCATCGGATCGTGGCAAGCATTCCCATATTGGGCAAGGCTTAGGCCACAATTCTCCATTACCATTCTGTAAAGGAACTAGGTTCATCATAAGTGTTTCAAAAAGATTTCGACCGATTGCGTAAACAATAGTATTTTGCCCCAACCATCCAATACTGATTGAAGGCAAGCCTGCTTTACTCGGCTTTACAGAAACATCATCATACCCGTTGATAAAAAGGAGCCATCTAGCCGCTTCTGCATATGTTAGTTGCATTTTTGCTTCTCCACTTCTTGTCGCAAAAATTCGTACCTTGTTGTTGCTTTCAGAAATTTCTCCGTTTAACTTTGCAGCACCAAAAGCAGTTCCTTTTTTAGCTTCGTTTGCCTGATAGAATGGAGCATCAGGCTGAAAAAGCCAGAAACGTTCTCTGTATTCCTCTAAATATTTTAAAAACGCTTCTGGGAAATGACCGAGATTCCAATAGCTTTTCCAACGGCTGATTGCTTCATCCCTGTTCAAAAGCGGAATCTCATCACCGTTTGAGTCGAATCTTGCAAATCCAGAATGAGCAATTGCAAGAAGCAGCCGTATCATTGCGACATTTTGAGTATCTGTTTCACCTGCCAAATCCATGTATTCATGACTGTGGGTGAAAACTTCTTTAAGTGAAACTTCTTTAATAGTATAATCTGGAAGCAATACACGCACCCAATTTTCATCAAGCAAATTAAATTTTTTCTTCATATATATCCTTCTTTCTACAGTTCTTTACTTTATTTAACAGTTCTTTACATTCAAATAATGTCAAATAAGGTTAAATACTGCTATTTACTAATATATATATTTCTTGCAATGCATAATCTATATTCATACGGCTCAAATATCCAATTTTTGCATTCCAATCTTGGGCCTTTGCAATCATGGCGTAATACAGCTTGTGGCTCAAGTGGGCAGTTACAAAGAATACAAAGTCAGATTTTTTTAATGCAGCGTTGCGCACAGTGCTGACATCTCCTGCACTGATATATTGCCAATTCGGAAGATAAGTTTTAAGCTTCTTTATCAAGCTTGGATGCCCTCCAACAATTGTGCCACTAATGTTTTTTAATTGCTGAATTTGCTCCTTAGATAGCTCATTTGTATTTTCGGTTTCTGAATCGTTTTCCAGTGAAAATATATGCTCTCGCAAAGCATAAAGCTCCCTACGTTCACTCTCTACCTTTTGCAGTTCGGATTTTAGCGCATCATTCTTCTGCTTGAGTAGATTTATCTCATCAGATAAGCGCTGAACCTGCTCAGTACAAGCTTTTTGTTCAGACATCCTACGTTCCTGAGATTCAGATAATGCAGATTTTGCTTGAAGCAATTCATTTTTTATGCTCTCTACTTCAATATACACGTCTTCACGATTGTGTTGGAAGTAGTATTCTTTAGACTGCTTGTATGCCTTACACATACCTAATATATAGCTCGTATATTTTGCATAAGTCAGGAAATCCTCACGTATTCCTCCTCTTTTTCCATGCATATAAGCAATTGCTATTGCTTCCAGATCTTCATGTGTGAACTGTAATTCAGAAAAAATAGAAACGCCTGAAAGTGACTCAATATCAAACACTGTAGTGTATCCAAATTCCTCATCTTTTGGCGCTAACTGAATCTGCTTAAATAAATCTTTTGGAAGTTGACTAATGTATGATTTTGCTCTTTCCTGAAAAGCACAGTCATATTTCTTTAAGCCTTTTTGTATTCTACGTTCTGGATTATATCCGTAGTTTGCAATAAAGCAAAGTAATTCATCGCATTCTTTACGTTCTTGTACCAACTCTTGCGGCCACATATTTAAAAAGTAATAGCCTGCAAATAAATGACCATTGAAATTATCGTCTGAAACATGATCTGACTTTGCAAGCTTTGCATAAATGGCTTCTCTGATTACACTATTAAAATGAATCGGTTCATCTTTTGGAAGTCTTTTAAAAATGTTGTATAGCTTTCTGTATCCCTTTTTGAAAAGAATATCCAAAGAGGTCTGTGCTTGTTCATCTTCTGTGTAGCTATATTCGACGATTCCGAGTGCTTTTTTATAAGCTTCTTCCGTTTGCAAAGACAGCTCTTCCGAAAATAAAGTATTGTAATATTCGCTCTGCTTTGCAGCATTATAATAAGCTACAGCATTCTTGCCATATTCGCTTTCTAAATCTAATCGTATATGGCGTGCAAACGCGATAGCGCAAGCGTAAAACGGTATCAAGTTTACTTGTTCCATAAAATACCTCCTTTCTTTAATTTTAGTAAAGAGTTATCTTGTGATAAAATTACCAAAATTTTATTTTTTGATTACGTAAATAGGATCTATTTTTTGATTTATTATAAATCTCATAATGCGTTAAATACATTGCAAAATCATCGCTCCATGCCTTTTCTAATTTGACCTTATATTCCACAATATGTCCAGATTTATATATTCGTATTGCATGATATCTGCCGCATATGTCGCTGCTTTCTGTATGCCATATAAATAAATCTACATACCCATTGTAATAATCTTTTTTAACTTGTTTATACATGTTACAGCATAATTCAGTTGTTGGCAAATTAAATTTGTCAATGTAATTAAATGCCATTGTAAACTCGCCACTCGCAAACACAGTTAATACTGATACAATATCAATTGTTTCCATATTATTAGTGGATAGTAAACGCCGTAACGATTCTGCAATATTACAATTCCGTTCATATATCACATCGTCAAGTTTTCCTTCTGCAATAGCATTTTTAACACTAACTATTCTTTCGTAAATCTCATTACTTACCATAATAAAATCCTCCTTTTAACAATTTTTAACAGTTCTTTAACTTATTAAACCTTTTTTAAATGTCAAATAATGTAAAGAATTATAGATCATGTGTCCGCATGTATTCCTCGATGGCAAAGCAAGCAAATCCTGCTAGGGTGCGGCCTGACTTACGAGCAGCTTCTGAAAAGGCTGCCTTTTGTGATTCAGTGCATGATACACTGAACTGAATCTTACGCTCAGCTGCAGGGACTTCTCTGCGCCCTACATACCCACCATTTGGACCAATCTTCGGAGTTGGGTTATATCCAGGCGTATACACTCTGTTTGGATCAACTGGAGCGGAGACAAATACTGATTTTTTTTCCACCGGCTGGATGCTTGGAATTTCAGTTTCGCCAGTATCTGCAAAATCAATGCCGGCTGTCACATCAAAAGAAGTGGTGGTGGTGTTATCTTTCTTTCTCATATCAAATTACTCCTTAATTAGTTCTTCTGCGAACTGCACATAGTCAATGGCAGCGTTACACTTCGGTTCAAAATTCATGAGGGTTGTTCTAGTTGCCTGTGCCTTTTGTACGGCAATGCTTTCACGGATAGTTGTGCAGAAAACCTTTGTGTTGAGCTGCTTGGCAATCTCTTCCAAAGAAGCTTTAACTTCCTGGGCGAGGAGCTGACGGCTCTTGTATTTTACTAGCAAGAGTCCTGCAACCTCTAGGTTAGGATTATTTCTTTTCTTTACACTTGTGATCGTTCTATTCAACTCTGACAGACCTTGAATAGCATAACGGTCTGCAGTGACAGGAATGATGACCTTGTCAGAAGCAATCAAACAGTTTTTGAGCAGCTTATTATCTGCCGGAGCTGTATCAATAATAACATAGTCATAACTGGTTAATTCAGAAAGAGCATCCTTCAATCTAAAATATTCGTTCCCATCGCTTGGGAATCTTTGATCTGCTGTTTTCAGTTCTGGATCGGATGCAACTATATCACCAATTTCTGTTTTTTGAATAGCTTCCGCAATTGGAAGCGGATCTTCAATATCTAAAATAACATCGTAGAGAGTTGCTGTATCTTTGGACACTGCTCTATAAGTGTCCGTACTGTTGCCCTGCGGATCAGCGTCAACAAGCAAGACCTTCTTACCTTGTGACATTAAAATTGAAGCAAGTGTAGTGGCTGTTGTGGTCTTTGCAATGCCACCTTTTTGGTTTGCAATACATATTACTTTCATAGTGAAACCTCCTTTGTGATTACATTATTCTACATTATTTTACAATTCTTAACCTAATTTGACATTTCTTTACAGTAAAATAATGTTTTTTCTTTCTCGGTTATAGGATACATCGTTAGAACTAAAAAGTCAATAGTTAGAACTAAAAAGTTATAAAAAATATCTTTAAGGTTATACGCGTGACATTTCTTTACAGTAAAATAATGTTAAAAAATGTTGTAAAAATCCCCTAGCATCATAAATACCAGGGGACTATTTATAGTTGGTTGATTTTTGATTTTATATCGGCAATCCTGCGATCAACCGTCCTAGTCGACACAGATAACCGGGTTGCTATTTCGCTGATAGATTTGCCTTTAGATAACATATCAAATGTTATCTCTTCGTCCTCCGTGAAATTACTTCTAAGTTTGTAATCATCAAGCTTAGACTGGGTAAGTTTGTGTAATTTCACGGATCACATCATGACTCCTTGATTGTTAGCTCTTTAGAATCAGTTCTTTTGAGAATAATAAGCTGCCTATCCATATCCGGTATCTTCCAATTATCAACAGATTCAGAGTCATCTACGATGATAGGAAGGGTAGTAGCGTATTTCTTCTGAAAAGCCTTGCAAACATCTGTCTCGATTAAGATTTTTGCACCGTGATTAAGGTTTCTAGCGTATGGTTCACCGTTTACGCAGAAATCACATGTTTCTTCCAGATCACCATTCACAAGCTGTCTGAAAAATTTCACTTGGCAGTACTCTAAATACTCGTTTACCTTGCTTTCTAAAAGCTCGTGCTTGCGAATGTTGAAGCGTTTGAGCAAGTCAAGCTGTGCCTGCGTATCTGCAATTAGCTGCTCATTCTTTCGGCGCTCGATGTTAAGCTCTGCAACTCTTGCATCAATCTTGGCATTTATTTCAGTTTTTGCAAGCTCTGCTTTTAGACTAGATAACTGATGCTGAAGGTTATTTTCTTCTGCCTTGAGCTGTGCAAACGTTGCATTTGCAGTATTTGCTTCTAACTGGCTTTCAAGCTTTGCGATTTCTGCAGATCTGGCTTTTGCTGCCTCGTCTGGTTCTGCTGGTGTTAAAGTGGATATAATTTTTTTCTGAGCAACTAAATCATCGACAGCTCTTGACTTTTTATTGGATTCTTCACGAAGGGCAGAAAGCTCTGCATCTGCAGCATTGAACTTTTCACGTAAAGCATCAATAGCTTCTTTACATTTCATTCCATCGTCTGTGATTTCCTGCAACTTTTCTTCCTTTGATTCTTCAAAATGCTTTCGCATTTCATCCTGCTGATCAGATGGATACTCACGCTTACAATACGGGCAAATCAGCGAATTTTCATCAAACTGCATATCTTTATTGCTTTTCCAGTCACTTGAAAGCTTCAAACGCTTAGTTTCAAGATCTCGAATCTCGGAGTCAATCTGGTGCAATTCATGCTCTTTGGCATTTAAACTACTGTTGGATAGGAAAAGTTCTTCCTTTGCTGCCACAATCTGAGCATCTAAATCGGCAATTCTTTTCCTGTTTTCGGCATTAGCGTCATCAGCGGCCTTTAATTGCTCCTGCTTCAACTTATAAATTTGTGTCTGAATTGTACGCTGCTCATCAAATGCCTTCTGCACATCAGCTTGTTTACTCTGGTTATCTTTCAGCCTGCTTTCAATATCTGCAATCTGACTGTTTATCAAGGCTTCATCAATGACAATTTTCTGTTTTTCCAACTCATCAATGCGGCTTGGAAACTCTTTGCGAATGTCAAGTAGTCCTTTAGTGCCATTCCTTCCGCGTCTACCGTTCAACATGGTGTTGAATTTTGATTTTAATTCATCAACACTGCCATCATCCAGCAGTGGGAGAAGAGGGGAGAACTCCGGAAAACGTTCACAAACCTCTGCATTGGAGCACGTTCCAAAGGTGGATTCCAAGATTGATCTGCAGTCAGCAGCACTCTTTGACAAGAGCGTTTTAGCATTGATCAGGTTCGAGAGCTCGCTCACAGGAACCAATTTTTCTGCAATAAAATCTTCATAGTCACACTTCTTTTTAGGAATATTATTGATATAATAGTCAATAACATTACCTATGAAGTCGCCCTTTTTATTGTAGTTCTGACGAGAAACCTTCTTAAACGTCTTGCTGGAACCGTTAAGTTCTACGGCCATCTCGACTGTAACCTCAATATCGTTAATCTCGTTACCTGATTTATCGTGTGGCCTGATTCCAGTAATTTCTTCGCCGTTCTCGCCCCTGCAATTCAGTACCCAAAAAATAGCTCTCTTAACTGTGCTTTTTCCAGATTCATTACATCCAGATACCTCTGTCTTATTGTATAGATCTGTGTCTACAGCTTTTCCATTGTAAAAGCTGCAAAAATTATCTAACTTCAAATGCTTAATTCTCATCGTTTTCCCTCTTTCTTTCGTCATCGGTTTCATTTGCGCTTGATGCAGCACACAAAGCAACTGCAAGCACACCAGTAATTCCGCCAAATAATAGCCCTGCTATTAAACCAATTAAAAAATCCATACTATTCATCCTTTCCACTTACAGAATCTATCTCAAACGAGAATCCGGTTCTATCTTCGAGTTCTTTCATAAAACGTTCAATGTCTCCGTCGTATTCCTTTGAGAATTTGTCAACATAGTCCATTGTTTTCTGTATTCGTTTGGCGATTGCCTCAGCCTTCCAATTAGGACAAGTATCTGCCAAAGCAAGTCCAAATGATGTTAATATGATGCTGTATATGTTGTCCACAGCGTCTTTATTTGCTTTTTGGTAGTATTTGTCATAAAGCTTGCGATCAACGTCTCGTGCAATATTTTCTTTTAACAAAGCAATTCTTATGCTTTCTTCTGCGCCTGTGATTCGCTGTTCTACGGCTTTGTTTCCTTTTTTTGCTTCTCTTTCAGCCCGTCTCCTTTGTGCTCGTGTCATAAAGCCTCCTTCTAGGTAGTAGACTATTTTAATGTATTAAAGCTCATTATAATTTAAAATAGTCTATAAAACTGTGCTTTGCTTATATATTTAGTTCCGGCAAATACTCTGGTTGCTCGGATGCAATTGAAACCTTTCCCTGCAACTTCTGACATTCTTTTTGCTTCGCAATCTCTGCGGAGTATGATCTTAAAAAATTGCTGTGAATAACTGTCTCAAACTGAGTTGCTTGTCCCTTCGCCCATTCTTCCAGATTCCTTGCGTTTCCAACTGTTGACTGGATAATTGGTGGAAGCTTGGCAAACTCGTCATCAGCATGATATGTGCTGTTTCTGACAGCTATCCGAACTAAAGACCACGCTTCCAACGGCGTAGGCGTGTCTGCTTGACTCAAGGTGACTAACTTTTCGTTAATTTGACCGATTGACGGTGGAAAGCCTGTGTTTTCCGAAAGTATGTATGCTTTGAGTGCTGCACTAACCTGTTCGTAAGTATAGCCAGATAGCATATTTGCCCATGTAGTGGCAGTAAGCTCTATATCTGCAATTTTGTAGTTTGGATATGATACAGTCATTACTGCCATTAACTTCTTAGCCTCATTTTTAGTCATCCGTAATACTTCCCAAAATTGCATCGAGTTGTGAACGCTGTGGATTTTGTTTGCCCTTAAAGCTATAGCTAGCATCATGCAGTGGGAAAAGTCCTACCCAGCAGTTATCAACAGACTGGTTTAAAATCTTGATCATAAGCTCGATGTCTCCACCAGATAGATTCTCCAACTTGACTATTGCTCTCTTCAAGGCATTTGCGGTTAGGGGCTTTTTAATCTTTACTCTCATAGAAACAAAATCGTTAAATGCCTCATTCAGACATTCGTCATCGAAGTATTTTTTTGAAGATACATTCTTGTTTTTTGCATTCATTAGCTCGTTTAAATCATCATACAAAGAGATGATTAGCGTAACTGCATCACCCTCGCCATTAGACGTTAGCAAACTCACAACGTTTTTTACTCTAGGCTCATAGCCTTTGCTTTTGATTTGAGTTATCAGCTCTTTTCTTGTCATTTTTACCACCTTCCTTTCTTTCTTCTGCCGTTTATTCATGGTTCTCCTCTGGCAAATCGCCCAAGCTGTTGACTTCCTGCCCTTTTATGCAAAACATTTCCTCACCTCCTGCATCTAACCGTCAAATCGCGTTAGAAAGTCTATGTGCGCCCACAATTCTAAGCAGTTTGACAGCTTTTTCAAAATCTGGGGCATATCCATAATCTCTGAGAAGGACTGCACAATCTGTAAACTGATTATTGAACATCATGCATGTTTCATGATATGCACTCTTCTTTACTTCACTCTCTGGGTCGTTCATGTATTCTCCAAACAGGTGTACACCCTTTGCTGCAAGCTCATCAAGCTTATCAAGCTCGGTTTTCAGCCTGTTTTCTGTCTCTTTGCTCATTTCCCCTCCATACACTAGAATTATTTAAAATGGTTCTTGTTTTTTATCGTTTACAATCTCTCGTTTTAGAGTCTCAATATACTTCAACTGGTTTTTATTGTGCTCATTGACAGCCTCATAGTTGCTTTCTAAGACTCTGATAAGGTGAATTAGTTCTTCTTTTCTCATACCTTTTAGAGTACTGTCTGACAGCGGCTTATGAGCGACTGCAAAGCCACCGCATTCTGAAATATTCAGCATAATTTTTTATATCCTCCTCACTGTCATGCCGTTAGGTCAGCAATTTTTTTAAAGTCCCAGTGTTTTCTTTAACTGGTCACGGTAATTTACAATCATGCTTTTTGCTGTGTAGGTGTCTATGTTGATTAAGTCAGCAATTAGTTTCGCAACTTCGCTATACTGCTTGTATTCCTCATTGTAAGCTTCGCCCCATGCCTTATCTAAATCTGTGTTTTCAACATCTGCCTCAACTGCTTTCTCGGATTCTAGTGTCTTAGCTTCAAGCTCTTCAAGCTTCTTGAGTTTTTCTCGAATTTCCTGCACCTCTGTAACTTCTTCTGGCTGTTTAATTGTGAATGCTTTTTGCATGATTAAAGCCTCACTTTTTCTCTCTTTTCGCAACATCAAAAGGTTGTGATTTTGTTCTTACCATCCAGATAGCATCAAACATCAAATCAAGGATTTCTTCAACACGTTCTTTACTGCACTTTGATTCGCTTGATAGTGTTGTAAACCCCAACTGGTTCACTAGGTACACGTTGCGCACACCAGATTTCACTTGTCTTTTTACAAGCTTCTTTTCATGGTCTGGAACTTTCCCCATCTTGTATGCTGTATGATCAGCTTTCCCTTCGAGCAGCCTAACGAGATCAGTTGCAAAAAACCAAGGCTCTCCATTGATTGTCTCCAATCTGAGCGAATCGGTACCGCACGAGCAGGTGATATAATTGTTGTACTCCATTTCGTTTCCTTTCTATTCTGTGCTTAGCTGATAGTTACTAGGTCTGCGCAAACCCAATTTCCCTCTGCAGGGTCGAACCTGCAAGCCGTTAGGCTATCGTGAGGGATAGTGTTTTATCTTACTTTGCAACTCGAAGTTGCAATCAATCTTAGGGCTTCAATGAGGTGCTTCTGTGTATCAAAATAAGTCGAATAAATTGTAATGTCGCAGTGGTGAAGCCCGTCCCTATAAAAGTAAAAAGCTGTCATTTTTTCGTCATAAATAATTGCAATCTTGATTGTTAAATCTCTGAATTTCGAATGAATTTCATAAGCGTCATAAGGGGGAAGACCTTTTTCTATTACTGTAGTTATTCCTGCCTTTGAAAAAGATTTTTGAATATTCCTAATAAATTTTTCAAGGTTTTTAATCTTCATATCACCTTTTCCTTTTCTTATTCATTATTTTGAGTCTCAAATGCTAGATAGCACATAATTCCGCAATCCTGCATTATTTCATCACTCATTCTTCCTCTGTTCGGGTCCAATTCGTCAAGGAATACACCATTGATACAACTGTGTCCAATGTCTCGTTCAAGCTTCGCACGTGCTGCGAACACCTCTGGGAAGTCTTTTCTAATCTTATTCCAATAGCCCATGCCACCTTTTACACAGCCAATACAGTTGTTATTATTGTAGCCCATATCGTACATTACAGGGCGCTTTATACCAAGTTTCTGTGCAAGAGCATGGCAATCTTGCTTCGACAATCCTCCTTTGATTAGTGGAAAACTATGATCAAATTCTGGAAAATTTGCCACTATGCTCTCTGCTCTATGTGTTTCGCTTGCATCCATGCCCCACACATAAGTCAAATGATATTGTAAATGTTCGTTTTCCCACCTCTTTCTAACCGCTTTCTTCAACATTCCTGTGCATGGTGCTCCATGAGGCGAACTGATAAATCTGTATTTTCTTACCACATCTTCCACACAGTTAAACTCGGAAGATTTTAAAATTGTTACTTTCTTTCCAATGATTTTTTCTACATCGTGTATAAACCTCAGACTGTCTGGGTGCTGATCAGCGATATCTATATATATCCATTCGTCAACATCCTTTTCCAAATATCCAGCAACAAAACTAGAGATTCCTGCTGATAACCAGCACACTTTGTATTTTTGCATAACACCACGCTACAAATGCATGTATCGTGGATCATAATTCGTTTGCTATCAATTGCATGTGCAGCGTTTTCACTGCACACCTTTTCAGCCACGGTGTTTAAATTTTCTGATACGCCACCACAGATCACTGCGCATCAACCCGGTTTACCGGGCATTCGTTATTCCTTTCTTCTTGTACTTGTGATTAGGGTATCGTTTGTGCCTGTCGGCTTAACAAATACTGCGCCATCCGCAACAACAACTTCACTTTTACACCAAGGGCATATTATACATCTGTTGTAATAAGTATTGTGTTTGTCTGAGAGATAATCTAGTTTACTAAAAAACACATCATCTTCCTCATAGCTCAAATTTTTATCGCATTCAGGGCAAGTTATTACGTTTTCTGCTTCAATAATCCTGACCATCTGTCTCCTTTCTCAAGCACTTTTTCTGGCGGTCAACCTTTGATTCTATTATTCTTTCAACAAAATCTCTATCGCCAAAAATCATAATGATTTGGGTTAACATTATAATAACATCAGCGGTTTCCTCAAGGATATCTGTTCTGGCTTTTACCAGGTCTGTGTCAGGCGTTGGATTTACATTTCCACCCTCCAGCTGAATTGTCTTGCGGCGATGTTTAAGCAGTGCTTTTATCAGCTCGCTCATTTCTTCAATCGCCTGGTCGATTTGTTTATCTGCTCCGTAAATATCAATACATTCCTGCAGTACTTCTGGATATGCCGTTGTTGGCAATCCTGTTGTTTCGTATATTTTCAAGCGTTCTCGGTTTTCTGCCATTCCAACAAGTACCATGTAAAAAATGGCAACAAAACCATCAATATCTTCCTCTGGTTTAAATTGCAGATCGTCATACATTTCGTCACTAAATGCTTCATCGTTTACCGCTGACGCATCGGAATCGCTGTATGCTTTATTAAGATTCCGTGCAAGCTCCATAAGTGGAATTTCGCGTTCAAAATCTCTGTACCATACATCGCCATCTTTTACAAATACGCAATTGTGCATCAGCTCTATGATGCCTGACGGATTATCAACAATTGTTTTAATCATATTTTTATACCTCTCTAGCCTTAATTAGTTTTCCTGCCAAGTCGTAATTGTATCCAGAATTTTCTTCTTTTCTGTTCATGTAGTCGCAGAACTCCTGGCATTCTTCTTTTGTTGTGAAGAATGTATGCCACAAGTTTTCTTCTAATTCTTTGAAATCTTTGTTGTGATCCACTATTACATATGCACTACGACCAACTGTGTCGAAATACCCATCTGCAATTTCTTTGTACCAGCCCGTAATCTTTCCACTAGTATCACTAAGCATATATAGCAGATTTTCTTTCGGCTGATATGTTTTCTTGCGTTCTCCGCATTTGCAATCATCGTCTACCACGTTTCCAGATGGTAATGTCACTTCGATTTTTCTGTACTTATCGCACTTGTCACATTTCTTTTTGTACTGGTAGCTCCAATTTGCTGACCACATAACAGTCTTAAATTGTTCCATTAACGCTTTCAGCCTAGCTCGTGCAGCTTTGGTTCCAGCCTTTTTCATTGCACTTTTGTACTCTGCTTTCTTTCTCTCATAATCTTCCTTTATGGATTCAAAATTCTCCTTGATGCCCTGCAATTTTTTATTTTCCTCACGCAGCTTTTCAAGTTCGTCCTTAACTTCCTTTTTTACAGATTCTCGAAGCTCGTTTTTAAGCTCTTCGATTTTTGCATCAAACTCGCTCGGCTCGAAATAATCTTCATCATCCATGTAATACATATTATTTGACCTCCTCCCAGTCAATCTTCTGCCCACAATCTGAGCAATATGGTGATTTCCTTGCAATACTTATGCCGCTCCATACTGTCTTTCCGCAGCACGGGCATTCCCACAACTCGCAGTGGCTTTCTATCCATGCGTGCGGTTGATCACCTCTATTTTCATGGATGATAGACCTGTGAGTTGCTTTAACTGGTGGCTGCGGAAGCTGCTTCTTTAAGCATTCTACTGCTGTTTCGTAAGCAGTTTTTTCCCTTCCAACTCTCAAACTTGTCTGCATATCACAGTTACAAACTCGGTGCTTCATGCATTCCAATTCATGATTAAAATAATCAATAGACTCCTTGACGTGTTCGTTGTACTTATTCATCTTTTAGATATTTTTTCCTTTCTTCAACTAAAAACAGTTACAAAATTGCCTTGAGCTGCTTTGCAATTGCTTCTATTACATTTACCGTGACGCCATTTCCTGCTTGCTTATATAACTGACTGTCAGAATTGACAAATGCTGCCTTTTCGAAATATTCATCTGTCCATCCTTGCAGTCTAAAACATTCTTTTGGAGTTAGTTTTCTGATTGCTATGTAACACTGATATTTTTTGTACCAGACAGCATATATGGTTAATTCATCAGAAATTTTCACAAACATGCCTGGTCTGGTTAAAACATATTCCCTACTTGCTGGAATGTTTTGAAGTTTTAAGGCAACACCACTATCGTGTGTAGATGCTTTTAGGCACCTAAAGCAGCCTTCATATACTCCGCGATAGAACTCTGGTGAAACTTCAGTATAAACTCCACCAATAGGGTTTATACTCGTGGCAACTCCATGCCTATCTTGCGAAGTTAAAGTAAACATTGGTTCGCCATTCTCTTTAAAGCGTCTTCCATTCTGGCGCTTTTCTGTACGATCTGGAGTGAGAACTGGAATTACAACACCACTTGTCTCGGCTTTGTGGTTTGAAACACCTTTATTGTATCTTGCTTGCAAACATCTTGCTTTTTCTGTTAATTTTATTCCCTGATAACTCAAATCTACAAAGCAAGGCAAAGCCCCAGTAATTCCTTCTTGATCAAAAACTTGTGTGTTTCTTCTGAATCCGTCTCGATGACCAATTATTGAAACACTATTTTCTCTGTTTGTTCCCTTGATAGGAAATATTTCTGCGGCACTTCGTCCTCTAAGATGTCCGATAATGAAGCACCTTTCTCTGTTTTGTGGAACTCCGAAGTCCTTAGAGTTGAGCACTTGCCATTCCGCATCGTACCCCCCTGTCCATTTCAATAAGCAATCTGGCGAAATCCCATCCTCCATTAACGCTAAGCAAATTCTTAACGTTCTCAATGAAAAGGTAAGTGGGTCTATTTTCTTCTTCGAGTTGTCCGATAAGGTACATAACTCTGAAAAACAAGCTTGAACGGTTTCCTTGAAATCCAAGCTGTTTTCCTGCAACGGAGATGTCTTGACAGTTGTGGACGATTGCCCCGTTTGCAATGTAAGATTCATCTTCTTCAACGCTAAGGTTATATACTGTTTCGTATTGATCAGATTCTGTTGGCTGATACAATTTTCTGCAAACATATCTTCCACGATAATATCCTTTAACCGATTTGTTAGAGATTCTAAAAGTGTAGGTGTCTCTTTGTTTACATTCCCTTCCTTCAATAATGCACTTTGAATCTCTTTTAGTATAGTAGACAGCTGGCACAGGTTTTCCCAATCGCTGTGCAATAATGCACATACCAAGAATGACTGCTGCACTGGTTGATGTTGCTTCTTCTTTGCCGTTTCTGCCATCTCCTGACATGTATCCGTTATAAAAGTATTCGGCCTTTTCTCGTGGCAAACACAGTGCTTCTCTTGGTATTCGTTTTCCATATGCATATTCCCCGAATATACCAAGGTATTCGTATAGTTGGTTATTGCACACATGATACTTCCCGCAAGTCCTTTCTTCAGTGTAAGTTCCATGTAAGTTCGCTTCTGACAGTCGGTGTTCAAATTCTTCTCGTTTTTTATCACTGACCGCAAACACAATCCTTCCCCCTCGTGGTCTATCTTGTCTGCGAACTCTCCACCCATCAGCAATATAGCGTCCAATAATCCACCAGATCTCTTTGCTGTATTCGTTTGGTTCTTCATCAGGCAACACCATTGTGGAGTAATAGCTATCATTGAGTTCCTTGACTGGTTTGAACTCAATTGGTTCGGATACGCGAGTGACATAATACGGGTGTTCTGCCGTTGTGCCAGTTGGCAAGATGCCAAATCCGTTGACATTCCAGATTCTTGCGTTGTCTCTCTGCATAACTGAGGTAACTGTTTTCCATCTTCCCTTGTGAGTAAGCACTCTATCTCCGACAGATACGTTTTCAATTGGTATATATCCTTTTTCTGTAAGAATATAAGTTCCTCGAACGAAGCAAGGGAATCCGAAGCACCAGCAGTCCGCTTTTGGAATGTCTCCGGCATACACTCTTCTAATGTCATTTGCATACCATTCTCCATTTCTGTATTCCTCCTTCAATATTTCTTTTTGCCGTTGTTTCAGTGGCATTTTGTCCAGGAACTCTCTCTGCTCTTTGGTGAGTAGATGCATGGATGTGTAACTTGCAGTCGCAAACTTGTCGAACTCACAGAATCCAACGCATTCATGTCCTGCCAATTCCATTCCTCTACGGAATCCTCCAATTCCTGCAAAAAAATCAATAAATTTCATTTTTACCTCATAATGTTATAAAAGAATCAAACCCCACAAAAGTATCAGCGAGATAATCCACAATGCTCCAAATGATGCTCTAGTCCTTTTGGGTCCTATGTAGTGCAGAAGCATAGCTAAAAGCATAACCACACATAAAACACTCTTAATTATCTGCATAATATTCAACTCCTCTCATTCTTTACGTTTTACAAAGGATTCGCATTCTGTATTCAGCAAGCATACGTAAGCACGATCTATGGTATAGCTCGGTATCTCGTATCCATTCTCACAAGCGCGACAATATTCTCCGCATTTATACTTGCTATTTACAGCTTTTTCTGCTTTAAGCTGATCCAGTTTATCTTCAAGATTTGCATTTGCATTTTTAAGCTCTGCATTCTCCCTGATTAGGCTATCGTATTTGTTTCTACTCATTATTCTGAACATTCGTGCCACCTCACCCCATAATATTTAAAACTATGATTGCTATGCTACACAGCAGTATAACGATAAGTGCTAAAATATTCACGATTTTGGCAGTTTTTCCGTACTTTAACGGAGATTTGTATGCAACTCTAGCCATTATGATTTGAACTGCAAGAAATACAAATTCGATGCATAAGATAATATGCTTAATACTCATTTATTGCTCCCTTCTGATACCTTCTCATCGTTTGCCTGTGCATCCTTGAAGAACGATTCAATATCAAACCACTTATCATTGATTATATTTCCAATAATTTTTAATCTTCTATCTCCAGTTACTGCGGTTCGTATATATCTTCCCTCTAAATCACTCAACTTTGTAACTCCGACTGTATCCATTATTCTAGCAATGGATTCCATTCCCGGACCATAGCCACTAAATTCTTTCGCCCCCAGATAACCGTGTCCGAGACTATATCCGCCAAAAACGCATCCCCAACCTGCACCTTCAACAACGACATCAAACGATATGCAACCGCAATTTTCCATTGTCAGCTCCGCACCTTTGATTTGCGCGTTTCGAATATTGTAGCCTTCTTCAATAAGCTTTTCTTCTGTCCAGATTTTCATGTGTTCTCTCCTTCCAGTTTTTGTCCGCACCAAGGGCAGTACGGATATATTTTTGCTGATGCCGCAAATATTTCTGCCCTCTGGCAGTTCGGACATACCATTTTTTTATTTCCACAATCATCTACTTTTGACAATGGTTTCATTGGAATTTCTTTCTTATCTTCAATTCTGAAGCATTTCAGCTTTCTGCTAACAATATTGCGATTAAATTCAACTGCTGATTCTTCATATTTACATACTCCGTACAAAAATGGGATTCCAGCCCATTTTCCGTATTTATCGCACGTTATTATTCCATATGCATTTTCCTTTGGACACCAGACTGGCTGACCGACCATTTGCCGCAGCTCATTTAACGTAAGTGCCTTCATTTACTCACCTCCTGCATCACATGAATACTTATTTCAAGGAAGTTAGCTGCCGCAGCAACTAACCCCACAGCACTTCTTATAATTAAATCATGTTTTCATCCTAAGCCATTCAGCTTCTTGATTTTGTCGATACAATAATAATATCCAGCAACATAACCACGGCTGAAATCATCTTTACTTTCATCATGGTTGCAGCCCCCTTCTGGCAGCTTGATTGAATCTACCCAATTCATAGAATAAATCAGGCGTTTGACTTTGTTTCGCGCCTCCAGCATGTCTCTTAACTGTTCATTGATTTTCCTCAACCGTTGGAATTGTGTATCCCACTTTCACTTTTTCTGGATTGAATACACAAGCAGGGGCAACTCCATACGTGCTGTCCGCAATGTCGTAGTCCAGACTACCACCCGTGTACACATGGCGAACGTCGCGACTGCTCCCGGTGTCTGTGATATACCGAGGTGTGCAAGTCCACATCCACTCAGGCAGTAATGGAACATTCTTGCGGTACTTTCTGTATTCGTCACAACTCAGGATGAATACTTTGTCCTTGACTGTGCCGTAACGATCGTCACCGTTGTCAGCTACCAAGTCAACCTCATGAGGAATGAAATTATCCTCACCCAACACGGGAAGCAGTTCACTAAGCAACTTTCTACGCAAACTCGATTCTGCATAGTTGTTGCAACAGTCCTCATCAAAACAATACTCATCTCCATTCCAACTGGATGCCATGATTGCCAGAACTCCACCCTCTACATTATTGTCCAACACAATCCACTCAAATCTTTTAAAGTAAAAATGACTTCCATCTGGAATTGTTCTAATATCATCTTCTCTCATTTGCCATTTCCTTTCCTGGTTTAGAATCAAACACATTCCCCACTACTTCGCACTTATTTGACTAGTTTCCTCGTAGTTCCCGACACTGATAAGCTCCATAAACTTATCTCTCTGGCGCTCTGAAACCTTGTTACCCTGTTTTTCGGGCTTGACAGCGATTGTAAGGTGTTTCTCTGCGATAGATGATAATTCCTTAGCTAGCGATTTCTTACCTTGCTGTATGCCCTCTAAGTAGCTTCTAGGTTGCTTTCTGTCTCCTATAGTTCCGCTTGAACGGTTTTCACCTTGTCCACCCAGGCTAACATTCCGAAGCTGATAGCCATTTTCTGCATAAAATCTGATGTAATACTTTTCCTGTTCGTCAAGCTGATCAATAGGAACATTCATGTATTCAACCTTCCACCCGTAAGGATTGTCCACTGAATACAGTTTGTGCTTTCTAAGGCTCAGGTCTATGTGCTGTTTATAGCCAGCCATATGACTCGCCAATCTGCTAAGTATGTGCACGGCTTGCCCGATATACGCAAACCGGAAGCCGTTCTCATCCTTTCTGGTCAAAATGTAGATTCCGCTTTCATCGTTCAGCTGGGGATTGATTTTCAGCAGTCGCTTTTTATTCTCCTGCTCTATGGCTTTTGCCTTTGCAATGTTGCTGTATTTATTCATCAATAACCTCTATTTTCTTGATATGGCTCTTACGAAACCTCCAGTTATCGACTCTGTATTTCCCATCAAAATCGCGTTCAAGCTTTCCAACTGACTGTGTACCTTCAAAAAATGTCACCCTTACATTTTTTCCCATTAAGCTATTTAGTTTTGCATCGTCATGGCTATTTTTCATTGATCTTCTCCTATAAACTTAATCTTTCTGCCACAGCATGGACAGTACTTGATTTTGCTCAACAAATCAGTCCCGATAGATATAGCATCGCTACTGCAATTGGTTTTGATATGAAATACATCTTTCTCTTGTTCCCACTTGCAATATGTTCTTTTCTTTTTCCTTTCAAATCTTTCAATTTCTTTCTTAATTTCTCCAAAGTGAAATTCCCCACTCGCAATGTCTTCATAGCGTAAATTTTCGAAAAGAGTGTAAAAACTCCCATCCCATATAGGCTTATCTTTCAATTCTTTTTCTAAATCCTCTACGGTATCACCCTGTATAATGTAATCTACTTCTGTTAGGATATCATCAAAGAGGTTTTTTAGATATTTTCGAAAAGATTCCTCATCACGCGGAATGCGGTATACTGCAATTGTATACAGCGGATTTTCAAACTGTTTTTTCTCGTTATTCAACTCATATTCTGTAGGCATGTGAACTGCAACTGATCCTTCACTACGGGCAATTTCATATCCCCAACCAATTCGAAAACGAATGGTGCGAAATGCTTTGTTTGCCATTTCTTCCGAACTGTATTCTTCAACCACATTGCAAATGTGCACTTTATTTCCAATTAGATATAGACAATCGACTTCACTATAGCAATGAATTTCTCTTTTATCTTTTTCAAATACAAAAATCATTTTTCCTCTCTCCTCCTTTCACACTTTTTACATAGCCAAACCGACCATGTGAATAAAAATAGCTTATGCTAGCTTCCTGATCTGCTTTCCTATTATCAATATGGCTTTGGCAGCATTGCTCTGCTCGCTTTCTGGCGCCCTCTTCTCCAAATGCCTGTACATCCCAACCTTCTCCGCAAATATTGCAATGTATGTATTTTTTTTACTTTTACTTGATGTCCTTCACGGAAATGTTTTTCTATTTCTGCTTTATTTGTGGAGTTCAGCATACAAATCGGGCAATAATAGTAGGTCATGCTTTTAGTTCGTTCAAACTTCATTTTTATCTTCGTTTTTTCAGCTCCTTTTCAATTTGCTCTACCCAAAAATAGAACGATTCGCAGCTCAATTTTCCCAAAGCAGAAACTGATTTTTGCAGTCCATCTTTAATTCTTTCAAAGCAACTCCCCAAATCTGCAAATGCAGCTGTTTCTGAATCCATAAATTTTTCCAATGGTTCTTCAAGCGATACCAGTTGCATAGCCTGCTGATACTGCTTTGGATTCATGCCATAAAGTTTCTTAAAGCACTTCTTTCTCTGTCTTTTATTCATTGCATGTACCTTCCTTACTTTCTGAACCCAGATCATATCCAGAACTTTCTCTATACGCATTGAGTACGGCACTAATAATAGCTGGCTTGATGCTTTTATCGTCTGCAATCAGCACCATATTTTTGATTGTGTTGTCATTGAAGATGACTGTTTCACATACCCATTCCCCATCTCGCTCCTCAATGACAAAACCCATAGTTGTGATTGGTTGATCTTTGTATGATATCGGGGCACGTCTTACTTTTATAAAAGAGGAAGGATATCTTGCGAACAAATTATATTTATAGATTTCCGTTATTTTCACCTCCTGATTGTGATGTGCAGCTGCTCTTCTAGCCAATCAAGCCCCTCGTTTGTTAAGAAGTATGTGGTGCTTTCCTTTGCTGCTCCACATCTTCTACTACTCATGTAGCCTGCATCAACAAGCTTTTCAAGCTCTTCATCCTTGCCGTTAAAGTAGTTTCTAGTAGGCTTGAAATACGTCTTACCATTGCGCTCATAAAGCGTTCTCCGTGTGGCATAATCAAGTCCGATTGTGTGGCGCACCTTCTGGCGAAGCGTGCAACAGGAATATGTGATTCCATTCTTTTCAACATTGAGATAATCATTCTGTGGTAAATTTATCATATTTCCCTTTCACCTCAATTTCTAACCAACGTGCTTTAAATTCTTCTTCTGCTATTTTAAAGTTGATATGACGCTTTTCACTAAAAATGGTAATAACTTTACCTCCTTCCTCACGTTTAAACTGCCACTTTTGCTGTGGTAAACAGTCTATCCAACACTGATCGTCAAATATATACATGCACCATACTTTAGGTCTGCACCATCCTTCTTTATCCATTGGATTCTTCCTCGAAGGCTTCTTCCATGGCTACTGTAAGCTCGTTTGCATCGTGGAGTGCCACTTCTGCTTCGCTGAATTTTCTTTTTTCCAACCTGCTGCTAGCCACCCTGATAAGGAAGTCACGAAGAACTACAGCTGCGTCAGTGCTATAAATATTTACCGAAATGCACTTCTTATCCTTTAATCCGTAGCTTGATACCATTGACATTTTTATACCTCCGCTAATCCACTAAAAATTTTTAATAAATCACTCTTGTTCACCCTTAGCCTCCTTCGGTTCAAATTTTGGAAACGGCATCCAGTAAGCAACATGCATTCTGCCTTTAAGTAGCATTGGTACTGTCGTCCACTCACCGTTAATGGTTTTACCTGTTCCAACTACAAAATTATCTTCATCAAGGTTATTGACTAGTACCACTAAAACGGTATTTGAATTTTTTTCCCAAAACGAATTGCTCCACTTGTCAGTCCCTTTGAACTTTGCGAATATACTGTCGTGTTCTTCTGGCATTGCTTCTTCGACTGAAATCCAATCATTTTTCTTGATTTCATCAGCAAGTGCCGATAAAGTCTGTTCGCAGCTAGAAGCAATCTTCAAGGCAAGTTTTTCACACTCACTTTTAGGTGCAAATATATTGCACTCATCTATGTACTTTTGGCAAAGTGTAGCTTCTTCTTTTATTTCTTTTAAATATTTTTTCAATTGCTATTTCTGTCCTCCTGGTGAATGCTTTTCTCAATTTCTTCATCGGTTCGCACAACAACAAGTGGAATCTCTTTTAAAATGTTCTCTATAAGTTTCTCGAATGCTGCCTTGGCATTTTCTGCGTTCTTATATTTGCCAATTGGGTAATCAGTCGACTCGTTTGAGCCTTTAACGTGTTTTAATAATATTTCTGTTTTTGAAAGTCCGTTAATGTAAATGTCAACTACATTGTCCCAGTTGTAAAAAGCATTTCTATCTTGTCTTACAATGATCATCTCAAACATCTCCCTTCTTTTTTAATTAAACGGTAGTCCTTCGTCTTCCACATTATCCGGAATATTCATAAAACCTTCATATCCACCTGCAGGTGCTGGTTCTGGAGCTGGCTGCGTATTCTTCTTGCTTTCCACGAACTCCTGCTCATCCACAACTACATCCGTTGTATACACCTTCTGTCCATCCTTATTTGTGTAGCTACCTGTCTGGATGCGTCCAGTAACAGCAATCTTTTTTCCTTTGTGCAGAAATTTCTCAGCAAACTCTGCACTCTTTTTAAAGCTAATGCAGTTGATGAAGTCTGCATTCTGGCCATTATCCTGCTTACGGTTTCTGTCTACAGCCAGTGTATATCTGGCTACCGCCATTGTCTCCTGACCCTGTGTATAACGCACTTCTGGGTCTTTGGTTAATCTTCCGATTAAAATTACTTTGTTCATACTAAGCCTCTTTTCTTTAAAGTTTTATTCTTTTCTTTCTTCTGCCTAGTTCCCTCTGCCTTGTAAGAGTATACATAAGTTCTTTCTCTGGTCTTATTTCCTGCTTAATCTTCAATTTGAACATTGCTCGCATGGCTTTGAGAAAATCTTTTCTTTCTTTTTCTGTCATGTTATGTTCAAAAGCAAGCGTAGGCACAATTAACTTTTCATCTAGTAAGACTTGCCGATTTTTCTTCACTTTGAAATCCTTCTTTCTTTTAATACTGGAACACTCCTGCGTCCATCCTTTCATTGTATCTTTTCTCTGCATAGTATCTGAATGTGTAATATTCAAGACCACATTTCTTTGCGGCTTCGCTGCATCCAATGTCTCCTTGTTCCCATTCCAGATACACGTCTGTAAAGTTTGGCGGAAGAATCACTCCTCTCTGGATTCCCTTCCTCTGCTCTCCAATCTCTTTCAGACGGATATTTGCATACTTGCGGAATGTTGTATGTGATATCCCACATTGTCTAGCTGCTTTTTCATCTGAGAGTAAACCAAGTTTCCATTGTTCAAAACAATCATCAAACATTGGTGGCAAAGGCTTTGGTGGCACTTTATTGCCAGTTTTGACGGTATGCCTATCACCTCTCTTCGCAAGCTCTTCTCTTGCATATCTTTCAAAAGTCGTGACGCAAACGCCTATCTTCTTTGCACCTTCCGGTCCGGTTAACTTTCCATCCCTCCAGGCAATGTAAAGCTCCTCTGGAAGTGTAGTTTTTTTCGCGACAAAGTTTGATCTATGACCTGTTTGTTTTTTAGGTGCCTTTGCCTTAGCTGTATCTTGCCAGTGTAGCCAATTCTTATACATTGGTCGCTGGCTAAATTTTGAGCAGTGATATCCTAACTGGATATCATGCGCACGGTTATCAGCTTCTTCTGCAGCTTCTTCTTTACTCAGAAATACAGCTCTTCCAAGCGCTAATCTCTCCCAATGATGTATATTATTCGTATTGCTTCCGATGTCACGTTTTTTTGTTATCGTATCAAAATGTGTGTCTGTCACGGCTATAACGATTGATTCAACAACTTCAAGTCCGTAGTTGTCGAACCCTTCGAATCCCTTTTGTTTTAACTCATAGTTGCTTAATCGGTATTCCTCTACGTGATAGACAGGAGTTCCGATCTTAATCTCGTTCATCTTGCGCCTCCTTTATCAGTTTTAGATCATATCCACCTTCTACAAACTCTTTAGTGAGCTTGTGCCTGATACCATTGCCTAAGTACTGGTATATATCAAGCATGTCATCATCAGAAAAATTCGTCTGCAGATACTGGTTTATACTCTTTCGAGTTCTATTCCAGAATCTTACGTTCCTTACGTGTTGCTGATAAACCATTGTTTTGCAAGCATCCCTTGACACGTATTCAAGCAACTTACATTTAAGATCTTCCTCGCTCTCAATGTCAGCTATGGAAAAACCAGAACGCTGCTTGTTTAAAAGCAAGTATCCCTTGCTGCTAATACTGCTGCCAGGAAAGCATTCCATAAGCTTCAAAATTTCATTCAGAATCATAATCGCTCCAATCTATCTTCTGTCCGCAGTACGGACAGTGTACGCAAGCACCTGCTTCTGATTCATACCGTGTGCCGCATGTCGGGCAACACCATTCATATACATTTCCATTTGATGTGCAGACGACTGGTTCTTCTGCAATTGTTTTATGCATGTCTCTGTTTTCGAGAATGTTGTTGACTATTTCACATGCCGTTTGTAGGGGTACTACACGACAATAGGTATGTGGATATGCTGTCGTAACCATCAATTCACTATTGCTAACCAAAAGGTTTTTGATTTCATCACTTTTTGCAATAGACATTTAACAATCCTCCCAGTCAATCTTCTGTCCACATTTTGAACAATAGGAAGCAAGGCAATCATTTATGATGTTTCCACATACAGAGCAGCTACATGCGTTCTTATCTGCTAGAATAACCGTTTTTTGCGGAATCTGCTTTTTAAGAGCGCTATGTGCCTTCATGAATACAAACGCGGTTCTCATTGATTTTTCAGCTGCCTTGCAGTCCTTTTTCTTCAAGGCTTGCTCAGTTGCTCTGGTGCAAGTATCAAGTTTCTTCTTTAATATCTTCAAGACTTCTTTATTGCTCATTTGCTTTCCTTTCTTACAGGAACGGACATGTTTCGTAATTAAACAATTGCCAGGCCTTACCTGCTTCTGCAACGTCCACATTTGCCATTCCTGCGACTTTTTTTATTCTTGTGACCATTTCTTCCGGCGCTGCATTATTTGCGCTTAAATGGCAAATAATGACGTTCTGGAGTGCGTCTGTTGTGTTAGCTTCTATGAAGCCTGCACACGTTTCTAACTCCATATGCCCCTTAATGACATGCAATCGTTTACCAGTGACATCCTCTGAAATGTACTTCTTTTGGTAATTGCAAGACACCAGGATATGGCTAATATCCCTAAATCGCCACCTTACAAACTCTGTGTCAGTAATGTAGAGCATTCGTCCCATCTCTGGATGCTCGATGATGAATCCATAGCACGGACACTCTGTACCGTCTGCATCGGTATGCTTGAAGTGTCCATGCACATCATTCATCGGAACTGATACAATTCTAAATTCACCATATCCACCGATATAAGAGTTGCCTTCATAAGGTTTGTAGACTGGGATTCCCATTTCTTCCAGATCACTGACTGCTTCCGAGTGATCTCTGTGTTTATGTGTGACAACGCATCCAACAATATCAGATACTTTCCAGTTGCAGCCCTTTTTGATCTTCATGATTTGGATTCCTGCATCAAGAAGAAGCATCTTGCCTTTGTTATCCTTTAAAACATAGCAATTACCAGAACTGCCGCTGGCTAAACATGTTAGAACCATCTGAAAAACTCCTCTCTTACGTTCATCCTTCCACACTCTCAATGTGGTAACGACCGTAACCGCTAGTTCTTCCGCTTCCGATTCCGTTTCCAAAACCTGCAAGACGAATGATGTTTAAGATCTGTTCCAGAGAATACGCATTCTCTGTATACTGAATGGTGAATGTTGCACTCCATCCGCTGAATCTATTCAGTCGTACAAGCACTGGAGCGCCTTTCTTTGGTGACATAAGCTTTTCATCAATGAAATGCTCTGCAAACTTGATCGGAACCAGATTGCCCTTTGCAATGACATTTACAGCAGCATTGAATTTTGTTGCGTAAGTGTCAATCTTGTTTTGTACAACAGCCTGTCCAAATGACTTTTTCAAGCCAAATGCCGTAATGCACGGTGCATTGTTGGTCAGTGCTTCTCTCAAGCCTTCCTCTGTGAAGTCTGTAGGCTTTCCACCATACCAGTGCATGGCAGTGATCACTTCTTCCCATACATTTGTAGCTGCTGTGTCCTTAGCCTTATTCTTTCTCTCATCGGTCAGCTTTCTGGCGCTGCAATCATTCATCTTGTTGAGCACCAAATCTCCATCGCCTGCAATAGTAATTCTTGCCTGTTTGATGCTTAACGGCTTCAATTCGATAACCTGTGTTTCTTCCTTCTTCGCCATAATTTATGTTCTCCTTTTTTGTTTTGGTCTAAGCTTTCGCTTGAGATGCGGTACAAGCGTTATGATGTTATGTTGTGTAGTGTACTGTCTTGTAATGTGTTGTTCTGTGTTGTTCTGTGTTGTTGTGTGATGTTGTGCGGCTTATGCCGCATCTCAAGTGAAAACTTTAAGTGTTCTGGTAACACTTGCAGACAACATGAAATGTGATGTTGTGTGTTGTATTGTATTGTTCTATGCTGTACTGTTCTATCCTGCGATAGGCAACTCATGCTGCCTGCAAATGCTACCAGTTTGTTTTGTTGGTATCCACTCGGTACGCGACATAAGAAATTTGCGGTGCTTTGTTGTGTTGTGTTATACGCTGTACTGTTATGTTAGGTGCTGTGATCTGCTATTATGTGCTATTCTATGCTTTGTGACTTATGCCACATACAGAATGGATACCTTTTGTTTTTGTGTTATGTTCTGCCTTTTTCTATATCTTCCCAATCAGCCCGTATAGCCGTTGAGTCAACGTAAAATTTGTTTTGCCTTGCTGGCTGAAAATCATAATTTTTCAGTTACGATCTCAACCTTCATTACACGCTCCCAGCCAGCGTGCTCAAATTTCATTTCTGGTTCCTCGGTACCAGTTGCCGGATTAGTTACTGTGCGTCCAGTTGCTACTCTGTTGGCAATGGCACGAATTACTGGCTTCTGATTTACTCTCGGATTGGTCAGATCCGCAAGAAATGCTGGTGGAAGGACTACGGTGAGAACGTCACAATCACTGCCTAATTCTACTACCTGTTTTGCAGATGTAACGCTGTCCGCAAACTGCTTTACCTCAACCTCACCATAAATGCGGCGAAGGTCTGCCTCCTGTGCCTGTGTCATTGTGTGTCTGCTTACCCATAAAATTCTCATATTAAACCTCTTTCTCCCCCGTTGTGGCGATAGGACACCAATTTACTTACTACCTCGTGTTAGCCCATAAAATTTGTTTAACTCGAATGCTCTGTGAGTGGCGCAATGTTTTGTGCTGTTGTGTCGTGTTATGTTCTGTCCTGCGCTGTTATGTTTTTGACATATGAGCCATTTCTTTTCTCAGATGGTGCATACCGTTACACCATCCACAGAACACTCGAATTAAGCATTAAAACTGTTTAGACGGCTATCTTGTCGATTTCTTCAAATACGCTCTCTAACTCAGAAAGCGACTTATACCGATTTTGAAAACTTCTCAGCTCTGCGTAAGCCCTCTGCAGCAACTTCTGATACTCGTCAGGTTGTGTTGCAAAATGCGTTGTTGGCATATACACATTTCTCTGACTTGTGATCTGGAAGTGTCTAATAGGTGGTTTATTGTCCTGCTTTGGGATAACTACAAAGAACTGAATAAGCTGTCTTGCCTGCTGCAAGCGATATTTCTCTGCCGCTATGCTATCGTTCCATTCAAAACACTTATGAAGTTCTGACTGTTCGTCTCTTGCTTTCTCTAGTACTTGTTCTGGTGTTATCTCTGTATCTCTTCCGATTTCATCCAGACACTTTGCAGCGTTGGCTTTGAAAATCCCTTCTATTCTCCATTTAATTTCTTCGTCCATAGGCTATCTCCTGATCAGGCAGACATAAAAGGTGGCAAAGCATCTTTGTTTGCTTCCTTATTCTGCTCGTTTGGTTCTTCAAATACCTGTGAATTTGCGTTTTCTGCAATTTCCTGCTGCACCTGCTCCTTCATGTTCTCTATTGGATATTCCTTAAAATCGTCGTCCTGCATTTCTTCTCTTGTGTACAGACCCATGGTCAATTCTGGACAGTTAAGGCTAGAGAAGAACGAAGCTGCTCTGTATCTCAGCATTAGCTGTGGCATTGTTTTCCACTTGCTGCCATTTTTGCTCAACCAGCCTTCTTCTTTTGCCATATCCATGTCAACGGTCATTCCATTGACTTTTCTTCCGTTTTTTGTTGTCCATGCCGTACAAGAAAACGGTTTTCCATCCTTATCCTGTGTCTCTTCAAATTGCAATTCCATATCGAATTTTCCAGAATTGTTAATCGCAGCAATTAAGAACTTTGAACTCCAAGACGGTCTACCCTGAATTACGTGTAAATTCTGCATAACCATCATTGGACTTACTCGTAATCGCTGAGCCTGCTCAATGGCGATTAGACAATTTGCTTCATTCTTTTGAAATGTCTGTGGGACAATGGTTGAGCTTGCCAGTGCCTTTGCCATCTGCATAGCCATAATGAAGTTATCGCTTGTTCCGAAAATTCCAAGACTATAATCGGTTACTCTCTTTGTTGGCTGCTGCACAGCCTGCTTTCCGCTCTCTACAATTGCTGTATCCGCCATTATTCCTTGCCCTCCTTGACTTCCTTAACCTTGATATCTATCTTGTTTAATAACTCACTCAATTCCTTAAATGATTTAAGTGTAAAACTGCTAAACATCACGAGTGCGATAGTGTCTTTTGCTAAATCACCTGAAAAATATGATATTTTGCCTTGTACCACTTTAAACTTCAACCCTGTCGGGAAAAGCTTGTCATCACCTTTTACAACTTCGACTGTGCCATTGTAAGGAACTGGCTGTTTTTTCTCTTCCTGCTCCGGCTCTGTGTCCTCTGCACTGTCTGCGTCATTATTCTTGTCAGCTTTTAATACATCTAGTAATTCCTGCGCAGCGTCTCTGAGCGCTTCCAAAAAACTAAGATCATCTCTACTTTTGAAAAATCCCAATCCTGTTTCTTTAGTTTGATTGTCTTTAATAACAATCATTCCTATACGTTCTCCAGCACACATCTCAAATCTCTCACTCATAATTATTCTCCTTATTCAGTTTTATTGTTTTCTGGTGCTCTTTTGATCACCTTAATATTGCTTCTTCCGTAAGCTTCTATCCACGAAAGGTCTACTGGTTCATCTACTACTGTGACTTTTGTGCCGTTTGGAGTTACTGCTTCGTCTCCTGGCTTTAAATCTTCCTCTGCTGCAAAACAATAGCTTCTTTTACTGCCCTCGTATCGGGCTTTTACATAATTCATTGGTTCACTCCTTTCAACAATTCTTCTACATAAAGGTCCATAGAATGGCATAATTTCTTGCAATTCCCGTGAAGTGCATGATTTTTCCATGCGTTATATTTTGTACAAAACTCTGTTAACGTCATCTTCCCTGCCTTCACAGCTTTTGCCCAATTACTCAATTTCTTCTTGATTTTACGCTTATTTTCGCCTTTTATTTTCCTGATGTACTTTCCGTCTTCTGTTACATAATGATGGAATCCCAAAAACGAAATTCCCTTACGAAATGGAACTATTTGTGTCTTCCCATTTAGCGATAGGTCGAGGGTGCTAACAAAAACTTCTATGGCTTCTTTGCACCACTTTGCGTAACTTCTGCTTGAACATATCAAATAAAAGTCATCTGAATAGCGCCCATATTTATCTATTCCAAGCTCACCAGTTACAAAATGGTCAAGTCCATCAAGCATAAGAAGCGCATACATTAGTGCAACAGGATTTCCGAGTGGAAGACCTGGGCTTTCAACACTATCAATAAACAAATGATTTAACCATACTGTATATTCGTCGTAGAAATAATAATCTACTATATCCTTCACCGGATCATGTTCTATGGTGTAAAAGAATTTTCGTATATCGCACTTTAAAATCCATCCATTTGTTCCATATTCTTCGTAAAAGCTTAGCATCTGTTCTTTCAAGCAATCCATTCCAAAATGAGTACCTTTATCTATCTGGCCTGCATAATTGGTTCGAATAAATTGAGACTGTAGCCTTGGTCTAAGAACGGTATAACACAGACAATTCTGAACCACTTTGTCTTTAAAAGCGCAGGACTTGATTTCTCGCTCTTTCGGCTCATATATTTTGAATTTGTTATACGGGTTCATACTGTACGTCTGATTCTCAAGCTGTTCTTTCAATATGTGAAGCCCTTCAAGACTCATTGTTTGAAATCTCGCACAACTTCCATTAAATTTCTTGCCAGATTTTGTTTTTCGGTATGCTTTGTATAAATTTTGAAAATCGCATATAAGATCTTTATCCATAGTAAAAATTCCTTTGTATTTATCCTCTTCGGAAAGGTCATTTGCTTTTTTGTATCTTTTGCTGATTTCGGCTTAATGCCTACTCTGACGGCCTGTTTGACACAGAATGGGCGAACACCGTTGCTGTTGTTGCAATTGTTGTTGTTGATGTTGCCGGACGGAAGAACAACGGTCTTAACAGCAAATAACCTAATTTTATTATCTTTCTTTGTCTTTAGTCCTCCAGGCAATTGCCATATGCTTTATATCTGAAACCATCTTCGACCAATATTCTGTACTTTTATTGTTGATGATGTTCAATTCCATTGACAATTCAATATAGAACAATAACTCATCAGATTTTGTTATTGCTTTTGTCTGGAGTTCTGATCGCTCTTTAGGATAAAGTCTCAAATCTGTTCGGTTCGCTTCGTATAAATGCTCATAAATTTCAAGTGCTTTATTTTGCATTTTATCTACGAGTGAGAACCTATATTTTTTCGGATAACGGTTACAATTAGAAGTTATTATTAAAGTATGCTTTGCCAGCTCTTTTGCTTTAAGAATAACCCTGAGTTCTTCTGCCACTTAATTACTTCTCCTTAGATTCAAAGATTGAAGGAGAAAAGATACAAACCGGGCGAACACCGTAGCCGACGTTGCAATAGCCGCTGCTGAAGTAGCCGGACGGAAGAACAACGGCCACCCCTAAAGAATATCCATTGCATCCTGTACTCCACGGAGTAAGTAACCACCAATAATACTCTTCATTTGGAATCAGACTTCTATATTTTCTGTATTCGTCAAGAGTGAGCAGCGAGACCTTGTCTTTACATGCTCTGTATTGATTCTGCCCATCAACAGATAGCAAATCTCTTTCAAATTTAATAATGTTCTCCTCTCCAATTTCATTTTCTAATTTTCTGAGAAGATCACCATTCAGATGCTGACGCAGTTCACTGATTCTCCAGTCATTTATGTCTGGATCAAATCTCGTTGACTCTGATCTTTCTGCAAGGCACATGCAGCCCAAATCAAGAACATCAATGATTTTCCATTTTAGCCCTGCAAGTTTGAACTGATTGCCTGCTTTAGGCTCAACATCAATTTTTCTTTTTGAATTGCCTTCTAAGATGCTTACTCTTTTCTTTAGATCATTGAACTGTTGTTGCAACGCTTCTAATGTTAATTCAGCCATTTATTTTCCTTTCGATACAAAGATGTTAGATTTTAAGATACAAACTGGGCGAACACCGCTGCTGCCGCTGCAAACGTTGCAGTTGACGCAGCCGGACGGAAGAACAACGGTCATTGAACGATTGTATTCACGGTTTGGACTAGTCCACGCTGTACAAGTCCACCACCAATCATTCAAATCCTTATTAACAATCAAGTTGTTATACTGTCGAGCCTCGTCAAAAGTGATCGGGCGAACCTTACAAGTCAGCTCTCCGTAATTATCCTGACCATCTACTGTCTCAAGGCTAACTCTGTGTTCCACAAGATTCTCTGCTCCAACTTCATTTTCAATAGTTGGCTGGATTTCAGCTTCGATGTATTTTCTAAGTCCAGATGTTTTGTAATCCGCTGTATCATCTGCAAATTTTCTGTCTTCTGCTATAAAATCCTTCGAGATAACCTTGGTTTTTCCTTCGCGTTGTTCGAGGACAATATAATCATTCTCTCCAATACAAAATGTTTCTCCGGCTTTTAAGCTTTCCAGTTTAACCTTGTTACTCTGCTCTCTTTCTTCAAGCATTTTTACTAATGCCCTTGCAGCTTCAAGTTCTTTACTCATGTTTGTCTCCTTTCTTATAGTCGTGGTGACTTGACCAAATCACGCACAACTCTATATTTTGAAATGTTTTCCCCGTCTTTTTCAACAAAGTAGAACGCTCCATCATTCGGCTCTCTGAAACCGTTATAGTACTTTGCATTTACTACTGCTGCATCCTGCTCTTTTGAGTGGCTGCACCATCCGCGGATTTCTGCGCCGAGGTAACTTTCTCCGCTGTTCACTACAACCATTTGCTTTCTCCTTTCTTTTCTTCTCTGGTGGATTGTAACAGTCTATGAACTTGTGCAAGTCATATAAGCTGCATCCTCTAAATTTCAATGTTTCATTTTGCTTCCATAAGTGCTCTGCCCTTACGCCAAATTCATCTGAAAAGCTCTGGATCAACCCTTTCATGGCTTTCTGCCTAGCTCTTTTAATTTCTGTTGCCGTCCTTCCAGTCCTTGGCACTATTGCATCCACTCTTCTGTAGACATGCCCAATCAGTTCTAACCGCTGCTCCTCTGTTAACTTCATAGGCTTATTGTAACTGGCGATAAATCGCCTGAATGATCTTGGCATCATACAACGCATTGTGCTTTACTCCTTTGGGAAGTGGCTTCCCCAGCTTTGTTAAGAGTTGTTCGCGTGATAAATCAAAAGCTTCCTTTTCAGAAATTCTTAGCACCCTTGCAATGTCCTGATTGATGTCGTGGCAACTTGCTGATATGTAATTAGGAAGCTCCAATGCGGAACTTGCCAGAAGATCAACCAGTAAAACAAAATCGTAATGAGATACATCTGACATAAATTGAATATCGCTCTCAAAATGCTCAAGCCATCCAAGAAGTGATTCTCGTACCTCATATTTGCTGCCAACCACAAATACGGTGTTTTCCTTGTCTAGCAGCTCTGCAAGCTCCTTGTTCTCGCCCTTTACCACTGTATTTGACAATACGTTTTCCTCAATCCAAGGTGAGATCTGATAATTTGCAAAATCATTAAGTTCTGCGTAAAATGATTCACCGCTTGCAGATACAATTCCGATACTTATTAGGGTTGTGTCTTTATGCAACCCTGTAAATTCCGCATCAAAGTACAGATTTATCATTTTCTTTTGCTCCTTCCTTTTCTTTATATTCCTCTGCCTGCTCCATTCCAATAATGTAAGCAAGCTGTTCTTCTGTTAAACATGGAAGCAGCCGTGTTGCTGTTTCAAGCAATTGCTTTTTGCTTTCCCCATGGTAAATAAAAATTGTTGATCACTCTCCTTCTTCATTATCTTCAATACTGTTTGGATTTAGCATTATCATTAACAGCTTCTTCCAAGCAAACGATGTGTTTACGGTATATCCCCTTGCGGTTTGATACTGCATATGTACCACGTGTGGGTACTTCGCTTTAATCGCCGCGCTTACTGTTGTTGGTGTTCCATCTGGCATTTTTACATTCAGCACAACAATGTCGCCCTGCTTTGCTGTTTCTTTCAGCAGCTCCGTGTCTTTGCTCATTTCTCCGCTCAAATGCGGCAATATTTCTCTTAGATTCATACATTTCCTTTCTGTATGGCTCAGGCATTCTAGCCCAAGCCACGATTTCATAGCCAGAATCTTCAAATCCACCGTCCGGCAAATTTGCCTGGCAAGCTTCTTTCGAAACCCACCATCTAAATCTGTTCTTTGGGTCTGGTCCCCAATAATACTCATGGGTAAGTCTAGTCTCACCCCATCTAATTGTACACAGCAGATAGCCTGCGGTCTTATCTGGCATCTTTTTAGTCATCCAGAACATCTTTTATCACCTCTCTTAATTTATATTTGCAACTTTTCTTTTTTGCTTACGATGTTGTGACCGTGTTTTCGATCCAGCCAAGCAAATAGTTATTCTGGATACTGGAGCAGCTATTTGTCACTTCGCTCAACTTCTTCAAAGTGCGCTTTTTCTGCTCTGTCAAAAAACGGTATGTCTTAGGCTTTTCCTTTTTATCTGTCATCACGCCTGCACCTCCTTTCTACATGTTTCCGTTCTTTCAATGTAGCTAATCATGTCAGCAAAGCTTTCTGCTTTGTACAAGATTGCTCTGTTTGTGTCAGCAAGTAGTGTGTATGCACTATCAAACTGGAATATGTAATACTTATGCATTCCCTCGTAGTACATGCAATCTTTAAGTACTACAAACTTGTTAATGTCAAACATTGTTTGTTCCTCTCTTATGTAATTTCTGCTATCATTTCTGCCTTCATCCTGGCGAACTTGTTAATAAAATGGATTTGCCCTTTTCCAGTTACAAGCGTTGTTCTTGTGATTCTGACGCTTCCGTCTGGATTCACAACGGTACGCTCCTTAACTTCAAAGAGTTTCTGTTCCATCGCCTTCTGTGTCGGCATATTTTTACTTCCGCCACTTTTAATCAGATAGTCGGCGCATCCACTCAAAGAGTCTGTTTTGCCCGATCTCATGGCCATTCTGGCAAATCAGTTTTGCCATATCTCCGATCAGAATTGAGGTCCTGCTAGACTCCACTGCATCCGCAAAGATTTCTTTAGGCTTCATGCGTTCTGTGTCTGCAATCAGTACCTTGTTCTCTGCCTTGAGCTTATCAATCTCGTTGTTGGCAATCTTTAAGGCTCTTGCCATCACCTGTTCTGGTGTATTCCATGCCTTTTCAAGATCAATGAAGTACTGGCGGTACTGCTTGCCCTTTTCGGTACGCTGAATCATACAGATCTGCTTTGCCATGTCGATGGAGATTTGATAATCATTGTAAGTTGTTATAGGATTCTTTGGATTATTGGTCGCTCTTTTTTGAGCGACCAATATAAAGTCTTGATTTTTCTCAAATCCATATGCTGTCATCCGTGGAAACCAGTCTTTAAAGGCTGTCTTGATCTCAAGTCCCTCATGCAGTTCTCTTGCCGATACAGTCGGCTGCTCTGACTCGTAGTTAATTCTCAAGAGTTCCATGTTTCGACTCCTTTCTGTTTAGTTTTCAATGTGCTTGTTTGTTGTTTCTAAGAACAGTATACGTCTTTAACTTTACATTGTCAAGACCTTTTTTGTTGTTTTTATTATATTTTTTGTTGTTTTACAGACTTTTTTATTTGACTTCTTTATTGTTATGTGGTACAATGCAAAGTGAAAGGAGGTGAAAAATACAATGAAAACAAGATTTAAATTATTAAGACAGGAGCTTGGAATGACGCAAGAGGAATTTGGTTCTAAAATTGGTGTTGCGCGTAATACGATAGCTCAATATGAAAGTGGAAGAATTGTTCCTTCAAATCCTGTTATCACAAACATTTGCAAGGAATATGCTGTCAATGAAACTTGGCTCCTTACTGGAGAAGGCAATATGTTTAAGGACATTACACCATCAGAAGAAATTGAATCATTTCTTGGCACGCTTGCAATAGCAGGTGACGAAAATTTCAAAAAACGTTTAATCCTTTATCTTGCGCAAATGAAGGATTCAGACTGGGAGAAATTGGAACAAGTGCTTGATACTCTTCTTGCAGGAAAAGATATCATCTTTCCGCCAGGCACCAATGACAAACAAAACTAATTAACCAGACAGTGGGTATCCGTAATGCGGATACCCATTTGTTTTACATGCAAGGTGAATTTCTAGTTGCTATTTTGTCAAAACCTGTTTATACTATTTACATAGTGCAACACAAGCACAAAAAGAAAGGAAGAAAAGGACATGAAAAAGAGATTTGTAGCTGTACTGTGTAGTTGTATGGCATTGCAAGCAGTGCCAGTATTTGCAGAAAGCGAAGTGGAGACAGAAGCAGAAACTATTGATTATGAAGCAAAGTATAATGAATTGCTCAAAGACTACAACGATCTTCTTAAACTATATAATGAATTGCTTGAGGGTGATGAGGAAGAGAGTTCTGAGGCAGAAACCGAGGCAGAACTCCCAGACGGTGATATACTGTTCAAGGATATCCCTTGGGGAACAAATTTTGCGAGTGTGCAGAGCTTAACACCAGAACTTAACCTCCAAGCATCTATAGATCAGGCGCTTCCTGTCTATTCAGTTGATGATATTATCTATGGTGGAATTACTGGTGTTGACTATGATTCGACTGGTTTTATGGCAAGTGCTTTCGCTTCAAACTATCAGCAGCCAGCCTTTGGATATACAACATCTTCTGTATATGCGTATTTTGTTTGCCCTTCAGCAGACGGTGTAATTGACTATAATGTGGCAAATGCTATGCTGTACGGTGTTACATACGAATTTAATACAAATGATGTTAGCCCAATGGCAAATGATTTAAAAGAGCAATTAACAGCTACTTATGGCGAACCTTCACAGGATTATGACGAAGATTCTTTCTCAACTAAGGGCGGCTCATTTATATTTAATCTCTATGATGGTCATTTTACTATTTGGGAAACAAAGACCTGCATCTTATCAATCCACTCTTGCGATTATGGTAAGGATGCTGCCGCTCCAAGCACAATCCAGATTAACTATGCATGGAAAGATGCATCTGATATCTTAGAGCAGAATGATAAAATTGTTTCAGCCCAGTAAAACATTAAGAGGACACCCATTACTGGATGCCCTCTTTTTATTTTGTCAAGATATAATAGACAACTCTGAGTGTGCTTAGTCTTTCCTCATTCCTCAAGAGCTCTCTGATTTTTTTCTTGTAGTACTTCTTCATTGCTTCTTTAACATCCGCATCAATATCCTTTTCGCTTCTGCTTTCTGCCATTCATTGCCCTCTCTTTCTTCTTCTTCTATTCTCTCGTCATTGCCTGCGCGATCAGCTCACAGCGATATTTCTTTACGTCATCTCTATCTGTTAACTGATATAAAAAATCAAGCAATTCCATTTCGTTACGTTTTTCTTCCGGAATAAATGTAGATATATATGTAATCGCTCTTTTTACATATTCATTACCTTTTAATTCCACGATACTGTCTAAAAAACGTCTAACCACATCACACATATAATCACCTTTCCTTTGCAAATGTATCCACAGAAATCTCGTATGCAACTTTAACCATTTCTGTTTCATGTTCTCTTTTGATATACGTTCTGCTCTGGATTCTTCCAGACAGCCTAATCTTATCTCCGACCTTTAAATTTGATGCCTTTCGGGCAAGCTGATTCCAAGCAATACAATGTAAATAATCGCTCTTGCCATATGGACGATTTACAGCAACTATAAGCTCACATAACTCCTTTTTTAATGGTGTTGTGCGATATATCGGTTTGCTGCATAAATACCCAGTCAATGCAATTTGGTTTCGATGTTCCCCACTTTCTACTTTGATTTCGCGAACTAAAAAGTACTGCTGTACATGTCTTTTGCCGTCACTGGTGTAATAATTCTTGCTTCGCCATTCTCCAATCACTGTCACTTCATCCTGACGCTTTAAAGCTCCGATTCTATCCTTTGCAACAGCGATTGGTATTTCATCCTTTACTCCGCTCAGGCGGCTTGTCTCGATGGTGTTTGAACAAAAATCACTCTCCAAGCAGTCTAATGTTGTAAAATTGTCTAGTAATTTGCCATGAATAATGGCAAAATTAACCATTGACTCTGTTACTTTGCAGTTGTAAACTGTCATCATTAGTAGCCTCCTTTCTCTTTTCTGCTATGGTATAGATAATAGCACTGGTGACTACAATTGTATTGACTTTGTTCACATTTTTTTCGGTCAAAGTTTTTTGGCTATTTTCCAAACTTTCAAGTGCCAGAAAACTTTGACTTTACCTTTTGTTTGATGTAGCCAATAAATTATACTTTTTGTTTTTGCTAAAGTACAATTTATTGTAAAAATGACATTTTGAACGAATATGAAGGGTGGTTTTTGACATGAGAAATCGAGTAGCTGATACTGAACGGCTTGTAAAAGTCATTATTTATGTGCGCAAAAGCGCAGGATTGTCACAAATGGATTTAGCAAAAGCACTTGGAAAGAGTGTAGGAACAATAAAAAACTGGGAGAATGGTTTTGGTGCGCCAGACTTCCCAGCGCTGCTAGAGTGGTTTGACAGATGTGGTGTCGATGTGGAAAAATGTCTTATGGCTATCTATGATCCTAACAAATACGAGCGTATTTATCGCCCTAAAAAAGATAGTGAGACACTGTCTGCTCTGCAGGAATACTTAAAGCGCGAAGACGTTGAGTATCTGAAACGTCTGTATTACAATGTCTTTTGTGATACTGGGTCTGATTGGCGCGCACAACTTGATATGCTTACGGCATTAAACAAATTGCCGCTTGCTGACCGTATAACGTCAGCTCAAGCATATCTCGACAATTTTCTGATTCGGCAGGCACGTGGCGAGGTTAAAGACGCTTTTATAGAGCCTGACTTGAAACATTTAGAAGAATCAATACAGCAAGCAAAGCAATCTGTTTGCGAGAGAAAAGATTCTTATCTTAATAATTTGAAATGATAGGGTGTTCCCTATCATTTCAGTTGGAATAATAATAGATTGCAACAGCTTTTTTCCATCCATTTCCACTATCAGATGTCTGAACATAGATATCGCCTTTTCTTCCATCGCTAATCGGCTCTGCAGTTCCAAACGATATAGATGTCTCGTCTAATATGCGATATTCTTTTTCGCTGCTGTCGTACAACATCAGTGATCCATCTTTCCTGTTTAAGCCAATCCATCCTAGCGTTGTTCCACTTCCACTAAATTTTATATATGATGCATTCCCAACTCCATTAAGGTCTAGCGCAGTAGTTATTCCTGCGGTTATTCGTAACGATTTTTCAAAAACTTCCAACCTGGTGCTGAAGTCAGTAGTATCTGCGTTCCACTCATGGAAATCCAAATATTTTCCAATTTCCATCACACCAGTCTGGTCAATCCACGGAATTGCGTTCGAAATATTCTTTGAGGAATCAACTATTTCCATTCCGCTCAATTTTTTTGAGTTTCTGGAATTTTCAACTGTTGTTATTAAATTTTCAAAGTTTCCAACATGCAATATTGCGTTATTGGTTGAGCCATCGTTGATGTATACATTTTTATCATCATTTGACACACCAGGAAATAACACTATATCATTCGCTGATGTAAGGCTTAGGTGTTGTGAACCAGTTAAACGTAAATATCCTTTTGTTGTTATAGCCATATCTTCATCACCAATGCTTATCATTGCTTTTCGCAGATATAGTTCACCAGATTTCATTCTTGTACCGATCATAACACTTTCTGACGTTGCACTAATTATAAATTCCTCTGTATCTGACGTTGAACTAATTACCTTAAAGGTCTTATTAAAAAATGCATCTAGTCCAGTAATAGTGCCTGTGGTGATACTGGCAGCATTTAAATTGATGATAGAAACCTCTGAGGCATCTATAACGCCTGCTGTTATTTTATCAGCAGACATATCCTGAATTTTCGCATTGGTAATTTGCGCATCACCAATCATTACACTTGTTATCCAACCCTGCTGAATATTTGCTTTATCAAGTCTGGCAAATAATATATTTGCATCATTTACCGTGATTGTGCTTGCCTGCAAGTTCGTGATCTTTGCATCTACAGCATTTAATTGGTTAAATGTGGCTTTTTTTGCCGTAATTTCCTGAAGGCTAAGAATATCATCTTTAACTCGTTGCAACGCTATTTCAGATGGACTTTTCACCTCTTTTTCTTCAAATCCATAGGATGCCACTTCTGACAGTAAGCCACCATCAAATGTAATGGTGTGCTGCATCACTGGAACATCTATAAGATTATTTTTAGCATCAACTATTGTAACGACATCACCTACGTCAAGTCTCGGATCTCCCATAAACGAAAATGACACTGGATAATACCTCGTATCCTTTATTTTTTCAAGGATTTTATCGAGCCATTCCTGTGTCATTACTGGATTGCTTAAATTTGTATTTATATTTGTTCCTGATTCATAATGATTGTTCTCTGTATCACAGCTGATGCCTGAAATTTGACACATCGTTTCTGATTGTAGCAGATCATCAAAATATCTATTGGTCTTAATTAGATATGTGTGTGATTCTTTTAAAAATTCGATTGTATTATAGATAAATGATAAGTTTTGGTCTTCTAAATAGCTACCTGCTGTATCACCTATCTTTCCTGGGTGATCAGTTGCTAACGCTTCATACCATCTAAACGTTACTTTTCCGTTTCTATCGCATATAGCAAATGTACCATGGAGTTGTGCGATGTATCCAACCACCTGTTGCATCGTAAAACCGTCAAACGGCTCTTTGTATGTTTTTTCTCCCGACTGGTCGTTAACCGTCAATATTTTATCTATCATCAGGTTATCAGATAATTTGCTTGTGTCAAACTCAACACCTGTCTGTTCGCTTATATCAGTTAAAAAATCTTTGCTTTCTGCTGGATACTTTGTAATTTTGCTTTTATATGCTTTAGCTAACTTTGACTCTAGCCTGTCATATGCTGTAAAAGTAAGCAGATTTCGGTCTTTTTTTTGCTCTTTTATCGTAAAATACCCCATTGGTATCCATTCTATAGTGCCATCAGCTGTTGCTCCTATTTCAAGTTTTACTTCCGTACCTTTTACAAAATCTTGCGACTTTGTAAACATAGATACTTCTATTTTGGAAGCTGTAGCTCCACCCACATAAAAATAGCTATCAGGGGTTGAAAAATTTGTTTGCACTATCTCTTGGATTCCTTCTGATATTTCGTTTAGCCTTGCGTAGAACGTTCTTCCGCTGCCTGATATAACTTTATCTAATGCTTCTGATACCTGATACATGACGATTTCCTTTCTCTAGCACGGTATACTCCGTGCTAGATATTTGCTTTATTTTTTATTCTCCGAGGATGTATCTTTTTTCTTCTTCTGTGAGAATCTTCATTCCTTTAATCTTTTCTGCCGACACTTTTCCACTTTTGTACAGTCTTTTTAAACTCTCTACCAAACTTCTCATGCCAGTACTCCTTCCTCGATCAGCTGCAAGGTATATGCATCTATCATTTCTGTTGCGTATCTTGTCATTTCTTCGCTTGGCTCTGTATCGCCTTCGTAATCAAGATATTGCTCTGGAGCCTGAATAATCTCCTCTTGCGTCAGCTTAAACGTCCTGAATATATTGCCGTTATACTCGTACATTATCTCACTGCCATTTTCTGGGCTATCAACTGTAACCTTCTGCTCATCTGTACAAATAACTACATCCATTCCTTTTTCAAGCGGATAGAATGCTGCACTTAACTGCGGCAGCGTAAATCTCATCTTTTCCATAATTGTTTAATCTCCTCTCATGAGTGGATACAATTTCTTTACATCTCTTTATATCTTCCGAGACATGATACTTTTGTTGAAAACGTTGTGTGTTTGAATGTTTAATAGCTCCATAACGCCCGATATAGCTTTTAGCCAATGATAGTGGCACTTCTTTCTTTTGGTGGACTCTTTTTCTTACCTTCTTTGCAGTCCTTCTAAATCTCAAAAAATTTGATGAGCGTACAGTAAGACTTCTTCTTGATATTTTTCTTCCTAAAATATCAATGTATGTAACACTCAGATCAATCAATTTTGATGTTTCCTTAATTTCTAGCCCTAAAAAATCTGAAACATAACTTGAAAATCTTTTTACTGCCATTTTTAAATCCTTCAAGCTTTTCGAAACGATTAGTATATCGTCCATTTGAAACAAAGCATGAGATACAAGATTGACACGATTAGCAGCTCCGTTCCTATGTTTTCTTAATTTGCATACCTGCTCATTAACATAATGACATGCATATGACATGTAGTAATTCGCAAGATATTGGCTAAGGTATGAACCGATTGATAATCCACCCTCAAATGAATCAATTAAGAAGAAAACGAGATGTATAACATTGTCGTTATCTACATCTCGCCTTAGTAGTTCTTTTAATTTACCTTTAGGTATGGTTTCGTAATAATGCCTGATATCTGCTTGCCATCCCCATCTTATATCATGGTTGTCTACCCATTTCTTAATCGCTTTTGCGCCAAATTCGCATCCCTTGTTCTTTAATGCTCCACATTGGTAAAAGCCTATTTTCTTTCGGAATAATTCTTCCATTGCATATACAGCTATATAGTCGTATATCTGTTGCTTTACATCTTGTATTCCTATCTTTCTAACCTTTCCGTTACACTTATCAACTTGGTATCTATAACGAATTGGCTTTACAATATATTTCTTTTCGATAATCTCTTGTTGTATACCATCTATAACAGTATTGATCAATCCTTCCATCATGAAGTGTTCTTTGCAGATCTTTTTTATGATTTCACATGGCAACTTTGAGTACTCTGAGAACATTCTTATAGTGTCCCCTCGGTTCATCTTTCCACTTATGCAATCTCTTACTGCTCGTTCAACCAATATTCTGTTAGTTATATCTATTCTTTTACAACAACGTTTCAAGTATTTTTTTATCCTTTTTTTGTAAATATCGTTTAAATTCCGAGGGACGTTCGGATGTCTACTAGCCCCAACCTATGTCTTTCACATAAGTTATCGGAATGCCCGTCGGCGTTCCGATTCCCTTTTTGTTGCCTATTTAAGTGCTGCTTACACAACAACGGAATTACATCCGCGAAATGCCACACTAAGTACCAACGTACTATTTTGTCCCGTCAGACATATAAAAGCAGAGAGCGTAGTTCCAGTTCGCATTCGTCACGTCGTTCCTGAGATTCGCGTAGGAGAATCCGGCATTCGACCTGTTCCTGAGATTGCCGCGCCCGTGTGTGACAAGTCCTATTTTAAAATTATTTCTGTATACTATTTAGAGGGGCAGCCCCCTCTTTTGCTTACGCAAAATTCACCCCTAAAAGGTTCGGAATTAAACGCAGAGAGCGCAGTACCAGTACGCATACGTCACGTCGCCCCTGAGAGACGCGCAGGAGAATCCGGCAGCCGACCAGTCCCAGAGAGCGCCGCGCCTTAGCGCTTCGCGCCAACCTGTTCCATCACCACCATTATATTGTCTGTCGCCAACACCGACCGAATCTCCTGAACCCTTGCTCTTGAACCATATAACACCTGCAGACAAGTCTATATCAATGTCGCCAATCCAAAAATCATCAGTTGTTTCAAGATCTACAGTTGCGATTTTTGTCCAGTTCGTGGCAGTGCTTGACCATGCAGCAGTTCCTCTAACGTAGTAGTCAGCTGTTGTTGCTGTAGTCTTGTTCCACAACTCGTTCATTGAGATATAATATGCACCAACCATATCTTCAATACCGCCAAGTTTGAATGCATGTTTGCCATCGTTCTTGACATATCCATCCACTCCAAGCACTTTGTCAGTTTGCCCTGCATGCAATGGCATTGATGATATATATGTATCTTCTGTAATTGTCATATTTTGCTTGCCAACATATACTTTACTGTTATCTGTTCCAGATATTGCTTCGATAGCTGTTATTTTGACTCTATCTGCGATATTTCGCATGTATGCCTGTCCACGATCCAGATTGTCTGTGTGACCAGTTGCATCTCCGATGGATACTGTCGTGCCAACATAAAAGCTATTTGCCTGCGCTGTTGGAATTACAACATAGTTAACATTTTCCCCAGTTTGTACAACTTTAGTCTGTATATTAAATCCAGTGCATCCTTGAAAGATTTTCTGACTATTTTTTGTTGCATACTTCATCCATAACATACACAGCAGATATGCCGTTCGCTCTGATCCAGAGCCATGATATCCTGTTCCTTTCTTCTGCAGCTCAGTATTTCCAGACTGGGCTGAAACAAAGTTATAAATTGCATTTCCAGATGATGAATATAAAATTCCATCAATTTGTCCTGCATAGTATTTTGTCAAAATACCATAACCGAGTTCTTTATTGCACCATGGTGTAACTGTTGTGCACTCCAATTCAGGATGCGGCTTCGTTGCAAAATGCACAATGTAATATGTGTCAAATTTTTGAATGCCCCAATAAGTTAATGGAACCATAACTCCAACATCTACTTTTCCGATATCGGAATATCCGTTACCGCCTTTAATTGCTACTGGAGTCTTATTCTCTTGCTCATCAATCACAAAATTACAATCAATCGTCTGAAAAGCACTATGATTTGCAAAATCATCCTGCCCCTTTACAGTTTCCGTCGAAGGCACAGCTGTTAATCCAACCGACGCATTCAACTTTTCACCGCTTGGGCTGGTACTCGTCTCATAGTAATAAAACTTTGTTGAGAAAACCTCGTCTGTTGCTGTTTGTTCCCAGAAATTCTTCCAATCAAATTTTGAAACATCTGTTACTAGTGTTTTTACTGTTTTTAAAAGATTTAAAATCTCTTGTGATGTTGACTCCATTGCCACATCTACTGCCACTGCTGCCATTTTTTATCCTCACTTTCCATCGTCATACATTACTCTCAGTCCACCACTTTCATTTATACTCAAAGTAATTCCCTGGCCATTTGCTTTCTTTGCAAGTTCCTTTGTTAAATCCACTATATTAGTTTCTTGAGTTTTTGATGCAGCCTTTAATTCTTCCACATCTTCCCAATTTGCAAGATAAATTATTTTGTCAGCCATACACCTTCCTCCTCTACTTTGTTATCCTTGCAGCCAAGCACCCTTTGGCTGAGTCGAAGAAAAATTCTATGCCAGTACCATCGGCCTTTGTTTTTAACGCTGTGTCCTGTTCTACATTCTTCTTTTCAACCTTTGCGAATCTATCCCCAACTGCTTTTGCATCGGCTGGCGTGTCTGCTTGTGACAATGTGGTATCTGTAGCATCTCTAAAGGATTCTTTTACATTTGATCCATCAACTTGCATTACGCCTTCTGCGTTGTCATACACAAGAAAAGTATCTGTGGATTTTACAGCCGTTTTTTTCTTATATTCCGTCCATAATCCCATAATGATCACCTAACCTTGCTCATCAAATTTAATGGCTGCGCACTGTTTTTCTGTGTCATAGTACAAAGTCATTCCTTTTCCTGTTACTTTTTCGTTCAATCCATCTCCAACCGCCTTTGCATCTGCAAAAGCACCAGGAACAGTGAGTGTTTTGTCAGTTTCCAACGGATGAGTCTTATGATACTTTTCAACAGCTGCATCAATTTGATCTTCCGTTACAGTTGCGTTCTGAACCTTACGATTTAAAATACCAATGACGTCTTCTGGTTTCATATTTACTCCTTAAATCTTGTTCCAAGTTGCCGTTGACTCTTCGAATTTATAATAATCGCCAGTATCGCTCGCTAGGAAAGAGCTGCCTGTCGCAACATACGTGGGTAGTTTGTCAACATCCTTAACAAGCCCCTCATAACTACGTATATTGCCTTGCGCAGACGTACATACCAATGTACCCATATCTGGCACTTCTTGACCAGGCTTATAAAACTGTCCGTCTCGTTTCACCGTGTAATCATATGTCATGCTTTTTCCACCTCGCTCTTCTCTAGCATCATGTTAATCGCTTCAAATTCAAGCTCTGATGCTTCTATATTCTCAACCACACTAATTGGAATCTTGTAAATGTCTACGTCAACTTCAATTCCATCCAGTAATTCGCCCAACTCTGATTCTAGGTTTTGCTCCATTCCCTTTTTGGGCACAATGTCACCATTTTTCTTTTTATCGCAGTACTTTTCAATCAATTCATTTCTTGATTCTTGGAAAGGAATTGCAGCCTTATCCAGTGTTTCAATATTACGGTTGATTGCATAAATCGCCTTAATTGGCTTCCTTACACCATTGTTTTTAAACGATAAAAGTCCATTGATTGTCTTTACCAGTGTTCTATTTGACATCTTCATTTTGATACCTCATTTTTCAATAAAATTTGCAGCAACACCAACATATCTAGGCAGTCCATCAGCATACGAATAGACTGGATATGTCGGTGTTCCAACATTAAATTTGAGTGTTTCTGTTTTCCCAGACTTCGGATTTCGGAAAGTGATCGGAAAAAATGGTGGTTCTATTGCAGCAGCAAAAGCTACTGCTTCTTTATCATCCAAAGGTGCTAGCACAATATTTAACTTAATTTTCTTTGCTATGATGTCACCCTCCATATCACCAGACGCAACTCGCCCTGTATTGCGGCTCCAGATGATGTTATCTGTTACCGTCAGGTCTTTAACTTTTAGCTTCAATCCACTTATGATTACGGTTTTTACTGGGCCATCCATTGCATTGTTTCCCTCCTTTACGTTAAAAGTTGCGCCTTGCCTGTCTGTATGACTCTGCTGTTGTTTTCCTTTTTGACAACCTCAAAGATCTTCTTTGCATCGCCCTGAAGAACAACATTAACTGTCACATTTCCATTTCCTCCACCATTTCCACCGTAACGTGCCATAACTGCTTCCATTCCACTCGCTACGGCGCTCTGCATTACACTTGCAAGTTGTGACTGGTTTAAGACCTCTGTCCTGCCACCTACATGTCCAACAAGCTCTGGTCCGGCTTCTCCTGCAATAAACATTGAGCCTGCATTTACAGTACCACCTGCATATCGTGGGATGGCGCTAAAGCTTGACATGAAGTCTTTTGTAATAACTCCTCCACTGCTAAACTGTGGTATATCATGCCATCTTCCACCATAAAAGGCTCCGCCTGTGGATTTTTTAGTACCTGAAACTATGCTTGAAATAAATGCTGTTATCCCTGAAAGAATTAGCGATACTCCAGATTGTTTCTGAACCTGATTAACATATCCTAAAATTCCACTGAACCATTTTCCGGATGTAGGGATTGAATCTCCTAATGCTGTTACATATCCCAGGATTCCACTGAACCATTTTCCGGATATTGGAATTGAGTCCCCCAATGACGTTACCCAACCTGTCAGTCCACTAAACCAACGATTGTTCTCTGGAACTCTATTTTGGAAGTCTGTCATCCAACCTGTCAGTCCGTTGATCACTCTATCGGCAATTGAATCTTGTTTGCTTGTCAAATTTGCTACCAAATCAAGTTTTTTTGCATAGTCTGGAAGTGCATTTTTAGCACTCACAATATTTGCTGATGCACCTTGGATTGTCTTGTCTTTTTGGGTAAGCTCACTGGTATCAAGTGATCCTGCCTTTAAATTTACTTTAAATTCCTTGTCAAACATGTCGGTTAAGGTATTGCTGATTCCTAGTGCAAATTTATCAGATTTTAAAGATTCAGTTACGCTATCCAGTGTATCTCTCAGCTCATCTGCAAGTGATTTCCAAACTCCAGTCAACTTAATCCCTTTAAGCTTTTCAATTAAGTTTTTTGTATTGGTTGTTGCAGATGAAGTATTATCTCTATAGCGTCCCATAGCCACTTGCAATTTATCTACAGTCTCTCCAGATGTCTCGACAGTTCCATTTAGTGATTCCATGCTTTCTTCCATTGTTCCAAATTGAGGATTCATTTCTCGCATGACTTGCCAGAGTGCTTCCTCGTCTTCTGTAAGATTCTGAAAGTCAATGGAACCATCTCTCACTTTTTGTAAAAACTTATCAAAAGTTTTTTCCCATGTCTCGATTGTTCCACCGTATACATCCACTCTTGATAAGAGTCCATTTAATATATCAGCTTTCCATGAGACGGAATCATCTATAAATTTGGTTTTTAATTGCTCAAGAGCAACTACGGCATCGCCGTAAATCTTAGAAGCATCCTCCAACGCACTTGAAAATCCCTTTTGAATAGCTGCGTTTTTCTGCGTTTCAATAAGTTTTTCAAGTGTATCTTTTGTTCCTTGGTAAGCTGTCTGTATGCTTCCAATTTCCTTAGCAATATCTGGTGCGTACTTTGAAATTTGTTCATAGTAAAATTTGAACAAGGACTCATCCTGCGCTGATAAACTTCCATTCTTTTTAAATTTCTCATTTATTTCCCAAAATTTATCCAGTGAATCCATCGCCGAATCAAAATTACTAAGCTCATCTTGTTTAAACTTTGGCCACTCAACATTCAACTTCGAAATGGCTTTGTTAAGGTTATCAGCTATAGCGGTATACTTTGTGTCGTTACCCCCAAATATAAGCCCCCATGCTGCCTCAAATAATCCAAAAAACGTGTTGACAACTATATTTGCACTTGTTTTTAAGATTTCGCCCCAGTTGATGCCCTTAATGAAGTTGTTTATATCAACTCCAAGAGATCGCCAATTAAATGTTGCTGCAAACTCGTTAATTGCGGATAGTGCACCTTTAAATGCCTGACCTAGTGCTTTTCCTGCTTGGCTAAAATCAGTCTTAGCTAAAAAAGTATTTGCGGAATTTGCCAGTTCTGAGCCTATTCTTTTCCAGTCAACCGTTACCGAGAAAGTCAGCAATGATGAAGTTGCTGTATTCACTCCATCGGATAGCATTGTGCCGATCGCTTGCCAATCTATCTTGTAAAATACGCTGTTGATTCCGTTTGAAAAATTTTTGGATATCGAATTAAAATCAATTCCTTCTATTCCTGTTGTTAGCGCAGATGTGATTCCATTGATTCCAGCCGCAATAGTTTGTCCAGTTTTTGTATAGTCTCTATCTGCAAAAATGCTATTGATTGTACTTGCAAGTGCATTACCTGCTTCCTGCCATCCTGTAGTGCCGCTAAAATTGATTTTAGACATATCTACTACAAATCCATCAAGGAAGCTCCACAAAGCCTTATATTTGGCATTCAGAGTCTTTCCAAGGTCATCCCAATCAATAGTAGCTATCGCACTTCTGAGTCCGCTTGACATAAATTCGCCAAGTGATGCCCAGTGAGTTGTGTCAATAAAGGTATTGATTGCACCTACAGCTGTGTTGACCGCTTCTCCAAGCGTTCTTCCAACGCTCTTATCAAGGTCTTCCGTCTCAAAGAAGCCGTTTATGAATGTTCCTGTGACTTTGGCAATTTTGTTTGCCTGCTCCTTGATTGGCTCCCAGTCAATGGAATCAAGTGCGTCACGGAGTTTCGTTCCAACTATTTTACCGATGTCGGTAAAATCGGATTTCGCCCAAGCGTCCTTTACGAGATCTGCAAAGTTAGATACCGCTCCTGGTATATCTTTTTTTGTAAAAAGTATAGGATCTTCCGTTCCTGAGCCGTTTCCGGAACCACTTCCACTTCCACTTCCTGAACCGCTGTTAGCTGCGTTATCGAGATCTTCCGAAAATTTTTCAATTTCATCAAACCCCATCAGTTCGTGTTTTAACTCATCGGTCTTGTCTTTTAACTTATCAGTTGCGTCACTTGCTGCATCTCCTGCAGATGCTGTGCCGTTTAAACTGTCGCGATAGTCTTTGATGTTTTTTACAGCCACCGTATATGATGTTTGCCCTGTTATTGATGCTATAAAAGCACCTACGGCATTGATTCCTGCAACTGCATAATCTACAATTTGGTCAATAACTGGTGCAATAATATTCAGTATTGGTTCAAATGCCGCAGCCACACTATTTCCAACATATGACATGTCAGATGTCAGCAACGACAAACTCTTATTTGCCCTATCGCTAAACATAACAAGGTTGTTGATTCCGTCCTTGATTCCTGATCGTAGCTTGTTAAACAGTACGTACAAAGACCGGATTCCAAAACCGTAGCGCAGCACAGTTGTAATTCCGTGCTTTAATTTTTTGTTAAAATCCCCAAGGCTAGCTGAGGACTGGCCAAATGGACTCTTTAGCCCAGATAATGCGTTTTTGCTTGAACCAAAATTCAAAAACTCCCATGATAGCTTTGCAAAGTCTTTTGTGAACGACAATATCTGCTTGTTTACTTTTGTTGCAAAAGATCCTATTTTGCCAATTGCACCTGCAACAGATATCGCCTTTCCTACAAATCCACCCATGATGCCTGCCAAATCACTTATATCTGATTTTAACTGGGATAGGCTAAGTGGCAATTTTTGCATGTTTCGGTTCAATCTGTTGATATCCTCTGGTATGTCTCTAAATATTGGTGGCTCTTGCGCAGCAGCAGCCAAGGCATCTTTAAATGTCTGTTCTGTTCTGATTACTTTTGACGCATCTTCATTGTATTGTCTTAACTGGTTTGAAGCGTTGCTTGTTTCCCTCGCAGTTTGACTCATTGCATTTGATAAGCCATCACCACGAAGTTCTTCTGGAAAATTGCTGAGTGGATACTCTTGCCATTCACTTTTTGGCTGTCTAAGCGTTATACCTTTTTGAGCTGCGATAGTCGATAGATCACTCGCATAAGCTATCGCCTGCGACAAGCCATCAACCATCTGTGATACATCATCAGTATCAAGAGTTCTTAATGCTTCTTGTATGTTTTCTTTCAAACGTACTATCTCTTTCGAGATTCCCACAAATTCAGTTTGAAGTTCTTCAACACTCTTGGGAACGTAAAATCCACCTAAAAATTTTTGACTTTCTTCCCTTGCTTGCTGTATCAGTTTTTCATAATCTTCTAACCACGGCACACTCTCTGGTGCAACAACTTTATTTGCTGCATTTTGAATGATAGTCTTTTCTGTATCTGATAGTCCAGTATACTTTTTTCCGATTATTGATTTTAAATTTTCTCTGTTCAGCTTTGCAATTCCAGAGAAATCAATATTTTTCAAAGAAGCCAGTTCACCCAAGCCAAGTTCTTTAAGCCCTTTGAATGCTCCTGCCAGGCCTTTTCCATCTCCTACAGCACTTGTAACAGATTCGATGGTTGACCTTAAATTGATAAGGTCTTTCATTTCACTGTTCACAACATCGGTTACAGTCTGTTGTTCTTTTTCAAATGCCCTAGTCTTCTGCCCGATGGCGCTTGCGACTTCTTTTACGCTTCCTGCTTCACTATTTTCCGATAGCTTTTTGCCACCATAAACATCGTTTTCAGTTATTCCATACTTCTCGCTAAGGTTGGGAATGTCTTTTGCGGCAAACTTTGACAGCTCAGATTCAATCTCTTGTACTGGAATTAAGCCGTTTTTGATAACATCCTGTGATGTCATCACAGCTTCCTTGCGTATATCCCTTAAACGCTCCACTACATCCTTGAACAGATCTGTTGCGTTTTTTGTAGTATCAAATGTGGTATTTATTGATTTATTCATATCATCTATGAACGTTACAAAATCTGTACCACTATTTGTTGTGGAAAAATTCTTTCCAAGTACACTTCGCAGATTTGCAAATTCTCTATCTGTACTTAAATCATTCTTTACGCCAATCGGAATTTTTATGTTTTGGGCTTTTTTGATATAGTTATCAAAAGCCTTTTCAACACCGTCAAGCTGCCTGATCTCCTTAACGTTCTGTGCGATAGTATTTTTTACGTTTTCCATCGCACTTTCCACGTTCTCCATGGCTCTTTTCCATGTATCCTCAGAGAAAATCGAACCCTTCTTTTCGTTAAGCTGTAGGTTGTTAAGCTTAATAGATGCTTCTGCCAGTTCTCTTACAGATTTCTCAACCGCTGCAATTCCTGCCTTGTTGGTTATTCCTGTAAGTCGCGTTAATCTTTGCGTTAATCCATTTACAGATGTTGAGTAGTGATCAATTCCGCTTTTGTTGTCGCCCAATCCAGTTAGGGATTGTTTCAATGCCTCAATATCGGATATAGCCTCTTTTATATTTGTTTTAGCCTCAATCCGTATTGAATCAATATTTACCTCACTCATTTTATCCCTCCTCCCTTAGATCGGGCTCTCTGGCAAGCCTTGCTTTTCAAGCTGCCTGATTCTTTGTTTCATCTCGTACACTGCGATTTCTTCGTTGGATTCTGCATTACAGTTTTCGCTTTTCTTTGTCTCCTGCTGTAAGAAAGGCATATCTGGATATTCAAATGGCGGTGTATGCTTGCCTTTGAACCACTGGCTGTTACCCAGTGTTGATAAAATAGACATTCTCACATACCTGCCAAGCATGTGGTTTTGCATATCAACTTGCTGCTGATGTAGCTTGTAAGCAAGTTCATACGGTTTTAACTCGCACGGACACATATCGCCTATTTTTTCAGCAGTAAAGCCGTATTGTTGCGTAACGCATAAAAAATACGGAAGCAGCTTTTCATCGTAATAATCAATTGGATCTATTACTCTGTTTTTTGCTCTTCCGCTTCTTTCTCCGCTTTCATCTGCAGAACTTCTTTCTTGAAAAAACCGTTCTGCATTACCTCTTTTAGCAGCTCTTCAAACAGCTCTTTGATGCTTGAATCTTCCTGATCGGTATACTCATCAATCAATTCACACACCTTTGCTGTTGCTTCTTCCTTGCCTTTATTTGTGTTATAATCATACCCAAACTCATCCTTATGTCTTTTTTGCAGTCCCACAAGCAAAAACTCCGGAACCATATTAAGCATCATTTCGATATCGTCAACAAAATCACCGTTGGACTGTTGAACTTCATCATCGCTGGACTGCTGAATTTCTTTAATCTTCTTTAAAATTCCGCTCTTTGTAGTTGCTTCGATTCCAAACTTAATTTCATAATTCATAAATTTCATAATTCATTCTCCTTTAAACAAAAAACGGGAAGCTCACGCTTCCCGAATATAGCTGTTACATTTCTTTCTTCGCCAGTGTAATTGACGTTGGGTAACCGTTCTCGTCTTCTGTTACAGTTACGGTGTAACTATCCTCGATCCACCTTGGAACGGTTACTGTGGCAATTGTTGCTGTTCCTGTGAGGTGATCTTCTGTTGCCTCGTCTGGTGCGAAAGATTCTGTTCCTACAAAAGCCACAATTCCTTCCGAACCTTTTCCATCTGTGCCGTAAAGGATGCAGATATCTAATTGTTTTCCCTCGTTTTTAACTAGTTCATCCTTATATTTTTTTTCAAATGCACCTGGTACTTCCATTGATGCAGCTGCTCTTCTTCCCTGTTCCTGAGTCTCTATCAAATCTTCCAAGGTTGATGTATCAACCATGTTGACAGTGCCGAAAGGTGACGGAATTGACTTTGCTCTGATCAAGAGCTTATATTCACCTGCCCAGTAATCGGCTGCGCCATCTTCCTTTGTCTTCTCTCTGTAGATGATTCTGCTTTTTAAACCTACTGCCATTTTGTATTCCTCCTACTAAAAAAGCCCCATCTTGCCGATGGAGCTTAAAAAATATCATTCCAATCAAATGTTCTTTCAAAACGTGCTACATAACGATATATTGGTGATTGATTGTCTGCATATGGTGACATTTTTACATCAAACATAAGTTTTTTTAGGCAATCCATGATTTCTGCCATTATAGTTCTGCAATCTAGCTGTGATGTATTGCTATACACTTCAATTTGGAATCCTGCCACTATAGTGTTGATTCTTGTGCGTTCCAGATCGGAGTTTGCTTCGCTTCCACCCAACTGATGGACGTACACGCACGGAAAATTGCGTTGTGAATCATTGCTTATATTTGAGGTGGTGTACATTATTTGTGGATATCTTTTCTTTAGCTTGTTGTATGTCTTGCCTTTCACAAGGGATAAAACCTTGCTCTCAAGGTCGATGATCCATTGATTTTGAGCCATTATCCAAACACCTCCCTTGCAATTCTTTCAATATCATGTCTCATTTGTGTTGAAGCGTGATACATGAATGGTCTTGACGGCATACCTTCTGTAAAGTACCACTTGCCATCTCCCCCCAGATAATACCAACCATATCTACCATCTGCCGTTTTTCTAATTGTTTTTCCTTGCGCATAAATAGCCGGGAGCTTGCCTGGATACGGAGTAGTAGCACCTATGATTCCTGTTCCCATTTCTACAAAGATAGCATGTTCTGAATCAGCTTCTACTGCAAAGATAACTCGCTCTGCGTTGCTCTCTATCTCGGTTGAATGAATACTATTTACAAGTTCGCCAGTAAATACTGCATCCATCGTCAAGACTTCTTCTGTTGCTTTTTCAACTCCGTAATCAGTAAGCTTCTTCATAAAAAGCTCTACTCGCGTTTGGAACGTTTTCTGGTAACGTTCCAACATCCTTATGGCTTCATCTACTCCGCTCACCTTTATTTTCAAAGCCTTTGCCATTAGGTTTTTTCCTCGCTTTGCTGCAATACCTGCAGATAGTAAGACGTTTCATTCAGTGCTTCATTCATGATTCCACTCACTTGATAGTCAGCCGAATTTTCGTCTGGCGATCCGTTTGGTTTCGTTTTGATTTCTGAGTAGAGCCAGATTCTTGCTCCAAACGGCAAGCTAAGTTTGTTTCCGCTAGAGTCTTTTGCATGTTTAGCTAAGATGAGCGTAGCATAATTGTTTGTACTATCACTGCCCCATGCTCGCATGACAGCGTTTTTTAGCTGCGATGTGATTGTCCCCCAAAACTTTATAGGATTGCTGTAAAGCACTTCCATTTCACCGCTTTCTTTTGGGATTTTTTTACCTTCGTCATCGGTATAAAAATATACTTCCCCATCAGCTCCAACATAGCTCTCATACTGAATGTCACCGTTTTCATCTCTCAGATATCCAGGTGCTTTCCCGACTTGGTACGAATACCACATCTGCTGCCGATTTCTTCTACTTGTCCGTGCCATCTTTTAGCTGCTTGTATACCTGATTGACGCCAGTGCTAGACAAACCTGATACAATGCCGACAGCAATTGCATTCAGAATATCCTGTGCTGGGAAGTCTGGTATGACATACATTCCTAAGACCCCCAGAATGCCTCCAAAAGCACCCACAATGACCGGAATGTAATTATCCTTGATTACTGGAATCGTCTTTGCTGCAAGCCCAATTAAATAGCAAATAACCACAATTGCAACTACGGTAGTCATGCTCGATATATCCATTTTATTTACCTCCTCCACTCTTGATGTGTAACTCTTTGATCTCTTCATACATCTTTTTAACCATACCGTTTCCGCCCAAATCATGATAGGCTTCATACATTTCTTCGAAGTTCTGATAAGCATAGGATGGTATCTCCCCTAGCCGCATGTATTTTGTGTGATACTCGATCAGTTGCACACGCAATAACAGCATGGTTCCTCTCTCATTCGCGTTCTTGTCTTTCTTCTGTTGCTGCAGAAGCCAAACAATGTATCCTAAAGCAATCGGAAGGATGATTGTGTATGTTTGTAATAAAAATTCTTGCATTTTTTATATCTCCTGCTTATATTTTTGCATATTGCCCACCGCCGCTTTAATATGCACCCTGCCAGCGTATTCACAAGCATTGCAAACACACTGGCGAACATCCTTCTTAGACCTTAGACTGTTGCTAACGGTATTATTCCAGCGAACAACGTTTTTCTGTCTACCATTGTTCGTTGAATGGAATCCTCACTGTGCTGACTCTCACCCTCAAAGCCAATCGAGTTATAATCGTACAAAGCCAAATTGCGAATCTGGCTATAGTACCTGTCTAAATCTTGTGCAATCATTCCGTCCGTGTATCCAAGTGGATATCTTCTTTTGTCCCTGACCTCCCTGATTGCGCTTTTGATTTTTTGCTTGAGTAGCGATTCCGAAAAGCTGCCGCCTTCTTCATCATTTGAAAGCTCAACTTGCAAATCAAAAAAAAGCTCGTCTGCAAGGTTGTCTGTATAGCTCATACTTTCTCACCTCCATCAAACAGCTTTTGGTTTCTTACCTCTTCGCTTTGGCTCATCATCAACTTGCAACTCTGGAATTTCGATTTCCTGAGAATCGTTTTCCTCTTCCATCGGGACGTCAATCTTTAGGGCATCATTTTTTTCTTCCATTGGGACGTCTTCGCCAGCTGCATAGTAGATTCCGTTAAGCTTGATCATGTGATCAAATTTCATCACTTGACGTCAATTACAAATGTGCTGTCGATGCCCTCATATGACGGAAGCACAATCTGTGATACGCTGGTTGTAGTCTTAATAGGTGGTCCCTGCTCGGTTTTGGTCGCAATTGCAATGCGGTTGTCAAGCATGGCAACATCCACATTTTTATTTGACATCAATGTACGCTCTTCTGGTGTCACACCATAATATGTTGATCCTAGTGTTCCTGCACCGATTATGGTTACTTTGTCATCCGGATAGAACTTTTGAGTCTCTCCCTTGTAGTCAATGTACATCTTGTCGTAAATGATAGGCGTCAGACCTGTCTTTCGCGTAAAGATCTCCTTAACGGTTGCTTCATCGGTAAAATCAACCGTCTTACCGGAAGAAGTAATTAAAGCGTTCTTGATCTGCTCGTTCTCAACGAGGTAATCAAAGGTAGTACTGTTCATCATCACATAGCGAGGAAGTACTCCGATTGATTTTAAATATTTAGTACCCTGCTGAACGTCTTTTAACGGCTTCGCCGTGTCAGGATGGTCCCACGTATCAGTGCCTTGAATTTTTAAATAATGCTTTTGCTTATATGTTCCATCGCCATCGTAATCGTAGCCATAAACCATATTGTCACTCTCTTGCTCCCCGGTTCCTATTGCGATAGATGGTTTTCCGTCCTTTGGTGCAAGCAGTGCCATTCGCATTACTTCGGCGGCGATTTCTGCGCCATCAATAAGCCTTGCAGCATCATTGTAAATTGATGATATAATGTCTCCGATGAATGGACTATTAGCGTCTTCGATCTCCATAAGTCGCATTAAATCTTCCTCTCGTACAGTCATACTCTCACGGAAAAAGATCATCTCTGTAGACTCCTGCTTAAATCCCTCACGGGCTCTGATCATCGGAATTGCGTCAAAATTACTTGGCTTTAAGATGGCGTTTAAGCCTTTGTGTGTCTTAATCCATTTTAATGACAAGCCCAGCTTCTTTCTATTTGGGAAGAAGGCCTTTCCGACAAAGCCCATGGCATTACTTGGATCTTGTGTACGTCTTGCGGCAACTGCCTGTGAATCATAAATATCTGTAATTAAAACTGCCATTGCTCCTCCTTTTTTTTACTCAACCACGATCATAGGCAGGATCTTAGTTAAGTCTGCATCATAAGTGATTCCTGCATTCTGTTCTGCTCTTGACTTGTTAATGTATGCCTTTTTAAGAATCGTTCCTTGTGGCCGATGCTCATACACATCAAAAAGCAAGATTCCAGCTCCGCCTGTCCATGGTGTTGCTGCAACTACTGTTCCTGTTCCACTAATTACACTCCCTGCCTTTACAACCTTCTCTCCGGTATCACTATCAGTAGTGCTGACATCTGTAAAATCAATAGTCATTGGCACTCCTTCGAACACCTCTCTGTTTAAGATCTCTGCACCGGATGGACGTATCTCGGTTGTTGCATATCTCATGTCTCCTCTTGCCATTTCTTGCTTCCTTTCTTTACATGTATTGTTTCAGCACAGACTCGTCGACTTCTGTTGAATATGTCGGTAGTGACTTCATGAGTTCAACAGCCTTACTCTCGTGACTATCTCCGTGCCCTGCGTTAACTTCGCCACGCTCTGCCAGAAACTCCTGCATCATCTTTGCCTTGAGTGTTTTCATGTGCTGCCTCAAGATTTCGTTTTCCTTATCTCCGTCTCCATCAGCTCTTGCTTCGGCGTACTGCTGTGCTACTTCCTTAGACATTTCCAAAGTGTCCATGTACGTATTGGTAGATTTCATAATCGTCAGCTCACGCTGCATTGCCTTGAACTGCTTGTCTCTCTCGGCTTCTGCTTCTTTCTTTGCTTCCGCTTCCTGCTCTTGAGCTGTCATCTTTTCTCTGAGTTGCTTTGTTTTGGCTGCATTCTCAGATGCAAGTGCATCAGCTTTGTTTGTGAGTTTCGCAATTAGTGCGTTTGCCTGTGCAAGCTGCACCCTTAATACATCAGCATCAGTTTCCGGTTCGTGATCATCACCTGATCCCTTTGACTCTTCATGAGTTTCAACCTCTGGTGTCGGCTCTGCAAAAAGCTGCAGGTTTAATTTTCTCTTGGTGGCATTGCGTTCAAATGTTCTGAAAATCGGCTGAGTCTTCATAGATTCATTCCTTTCTGCGTTTGTGCGGTTCTCTCCGCTTTGATTTGTGCGATTATTAAGCTCTTCTCTGAGCTGTTTTGCTCCTTAAAGTCCGTCTCCGACTTGTTTGCCCTAATTTTGTGCAAACAAAAAGCCCTTCAAACCTTCGTTTAAAGAGCCTGTTCTTTGCATGAATTAAGAGTATGTCACCCAGCAGCGACAGTTAATTACTTCCTCTGGGTTAGTAAAAGCAACTGCCATATCGTGCGGATACCGCATAAGTGCTTTGCCTACTAAAAAGTAGTTGTTTATTGGTATTGTTGTTTGATCTTCCTTGTGATGTGTTTCGCGTTCTTTTCCGTCTATAATTGTGTTCCATGTTTTGTATGTTTTATTTCTGGTTGCCTCTTTGAAGTCTTTATGATTCAAAAAATCAAGAGCTGTGTTTTCACTTACCAGACGTATTCGGTCTTCCGAGACATAATATTTTTCGTTGACATGATCCGCAGTTACCTGTGCTGTAGATAAGCAAAAATCTGATATATAAACCTTTGTCTCGCTGTCAAGATCAATATATCGTGCAATCCATTTCAACAATTTTGCTTCAAATTGTTCTGCTGCTTTCTTGGCATCAACTCTACCTGTCTCTTTCATAATCAGGATGAGTAAAATTAAAAAACGCATATCATCTTCAATTTTATTTGAAAATTCAACGCGTTCTTGTTTTTGCTTTTTTGTGATTCCCATTTCGCCAAAAAATCTATTGTATGGCATGGACCGTATCTTTTCGATTTCATCAAAACCAAATATCTGTGCCATATCATCACCTTATACTTTCCCAGTTATAGGGCTTGTTTCCAACTGATCTATTTGTCTATCAGTTGGTTCACTTTCTTCCATTGTTGTGGTTCCGCTTGATGCGGCAGCTCTTTGCACTGCTTCTATCATTTCCTTACTGTCATTCCACGTCGCCTCAGTATCTTCGAAGCCATCAATAAATTTGAGTGCATGTCTACCATGCACACCAGTTTTAATAAGGGTTGATAAAGCATTTGCTTTAACAGACATGTCATAGTTCTTTCTTCTTGAGAAGTGGAAATTGATGTCTCCAACATGTACTCTTTTGATTGGATCATCGTCTTTAAGCACATTTGATGGAGTTAATTGGAGTACTTTTATGATAAGTTTAAGCTCCTCTCTCTGCGCCTTGCTCACAATCTGCTCCTCACGCACAGCGTCAATCTCAGCTGCACTCCATCCACTAGACATATCCATTGCTGTTCCCGTGGAACCACCGCCTTCTGAATCTTGTTGTGTAGGCACTTTGCATTTTTGCAAAATTCTTCGCCAGCGTGTATCTATCGCTGTTAATGTTGCGTTTGTATCAAATGCATTAGATAGTGCCTTGATTTGCGGTGTCTTTCCATCTGGTGTTGTGCTAGTAAGCACCCATTGCCCCGACTTCACTTCTACAGGCTTCTTAGTTTTGGGGTCAACTGGGAAATCAACATCATTGCCCCACCATATCTCCTGAGTTTGCTGCGCTGTAAGGTTTGCAAAATCAGAGACTAGCGTGTTAAGTTCGATACAATCTGATATTTGCCTCTCGAAGCAGCCTGTTCTGTCAACGGATCTCTCGTATTCAACTATCGCTATTTTCTTGAGTGGATTTAATGATTTTTTAACAATTTTGCCTTTTGAGACTTCAAAGCGCATCTTAGGGGTAAAGCACGTAAAATATTGTTCACCATTGTCCGTTCTGTATGTTACTCCCATTAGCTTCTTTTGTTTGGCATCATTGCTATATACGCAAAAAGCATATCTTGGGTCTAACGTATATATATCCACAAGAGCTTCGTCATCTTCTTCAAAATCGGTTTTAACGTCAACAAGTCGGTATCCCACACCTACTTTCTCAACAAAATTGCCAAGCTCCTGATTCTTGTAACCAATGTCGCAGGCATTTGTAAGCATTTCATTAAGTGCAGATATTCCTTCATCGTCTAAGCCTGCTGGTGTTTTGTGAGCGTCTTTGTCAGATCGCTGTATCAGCATTGCTGGCGTTCCCCAAAAATACGCCATTTTGAAGTCGGTAATGTAGTTTGCGGCATTATCAGTTACTTTAATATTGATCTCAGGGCGAACAATTTTAGGTCTGTCCAGTGGTTGATCGCCAGCTTCAAAATCTATAAGATATTGCATCTCTAACCGATTAAATTTATGCTTCTCATATGCTTTTGACAATTCTTTGATTATGTTGTCGGCAGTGATTTCTTTTGCGTCCGTATATATCTTTTGACGTCCCTTTAGTATCCACATTCTGTTCGCCCTCCTTTCTCAATAGAATCTTTTGCCGCTGCTACTTTTGGCTTGTATCTTTTTTATAGGCTTAACTGACTGCACAATACCGTCCTGTGTAAGAATGCAAGTCATTTGCTCACATTTCCTACATTGTACTTCAAAAGCGTTTGTCGCTTTCTTGTCATTGTGGAAGATAATCCTTCCACAATTGGGGCATGTAATTATCTGGCTACTCATAGCGTTTCAGCTGACGGCAGCATCGAGTCTTGCAATTTGTATACTTCGTCCTGGAAAGACTCGTAATCGGAATTGCATTCCTTCCGGTTCTGCTTGTATAACTCATGGTTGTTTATCCAGTTGCTAAACTGTACCTCTTTAGGATTGTTTGAATTGATTTTTGCCTGAAACGCAAAAATCACTTGATCATTTACTGTGCTGTCTCCTGACAGTGATATGCTCTTGCTTCTAATCGTTAACATGGCTATCTCCTTTTTGGGTAATAAAAAAGCGCCATACATATGTAAGGCGCAATTAACTTTATTTCATACTTTTCTATTGTTGAGAGTATCATAGTAATAGCATGTATTCAAGATGATATCTTGTGTTATTTACTGATATTAAATGATAGGTTTTAGTGTCATAGGTAACCATGAAATTCCAATTAAAATGTCATAGCTAATATTGAATTGTTTTTTATCTATCTACCAATGCTTTCCTTGATTGATAGCTTGATTACCCTCTTGATTACCCTCTTGATTACCCTCTTGATTACGGGAGTTCTGAAAGCCGCATAAATACTAGATTTTTGATATGCATAGGTAACCAAGAAATTCCACATGAGTAACCAAGAAATTCCACATGAGTAACCAAGAAATTCCATAAAATATAAAAAAGGTAACAATTTTATATTTACAATGGTAACTTATGGTGCTATAATAAACATAAAAGTAGAGAAAGAGAGGTTTTACACATGGCTAGAAAAAAGATTGGACCAATAACCAGTTTAGGAAATGGAGACAAACTTACTGTTCAAAAAAGTTTACCGCTGTTTTCCTTGTGGCGTTCCGAGCTATCGCTTGCAGAATTTAAGATACTTGACACTTATTTATCACGAATAGACAGTCACAAGCCAGACAGGAGAACGGTTGTTTTCGAGAAAGGCGAACTTGAAAAAATTTTAGGAGTAAAAAAAATCAACAATCAAGACCTCAAGGCAAGATTAAAACATCTTATGGGAAATGTAATAGAAGTGCAAGATGATAGTGAAAAACAAGGTTTTAGATTGGTGACGTTATTTGAAGAAGCAACGGCAGAGCAAGATGATTACGGTCTGTGGCAAGTAAAGCTAGAGTGTTCTCAAAAAGCAATGAAGTATTTTTTTAATATTGAAAACCTCGGATATCTTCGGTATAAGCTGCGCTGCATAACATTACTCACAAGCCGTTATACGTATATCATGTTTACGTATCTTGAGCAAAACCGTTTTCGAAAAAATTGGGAAGTGCAGCTTGATGAATTAAGGCAAATACTTGATTGTGATAAAGAGGAACTGTATAAAGAATACAAGTTCTTTAATCAAAAGATATTGAAACGTGTTCAGAAAGAAATGGATGAAAAAACTGAATGTCGGTATACATATGAGCCAATCAAGAAAGGCCGGACTGTCGTTGGTATCAGATTTGAGGTTGAAACACTTCCAAAGTTGGAGGTAAAAGTTCCAGAAGCGCCAGCGCCGAAAGAAGGGGAGCCAGATCGCCCGA